TAGTTATTATTGCAATTTTAGTTTGGATACTACCAGTAAAACTGGTTTTGTCGATTTTGGGAATTTATGGTTTAGTTCAAATCTTCTGGAAGAAGGAAGATAAGGTGCAAGTAGAAGAACATCACCATCACCATCATCACAATAATAGTTCAAAAAGGAAGAAAAAGGTAGTGAGGAAGGATAAATAGTCCTATGCCACAATCAATATTTACTGGACACACAGATGCTGAAGCTGTAAACAATAGCGACAAAGGCACAACATTCTACAGAGATTTAAATTTATATTTTAATAAAAATCCAGTTACTGGAGATATCTCTGCGGTGACCGATGTACAAGACATAAAAAGAGCAGTTCGTAATCTAGTTCTTTTAAATACTTGGGATAAACCTTTTCATCCAGAACTAGGTCCTAATGTTAGGGGAGCTTTGTTTGAAAATTACAATATACCTACCATAACAGATGTGGCAGCTAATATAACAAGAACAGTAAACAAATATGAGCCCAGAGTTAGAATCATACAGGTATTAATTCCGGAACCAGAACAGCAAATGGACACAAATACATTACGAATTTATATATCATTTTTTTTAAAAAGTGCACCAAATATAGCTGAAGAATTAGAGCTTATACTAAAGAGAGCAAGATAAATGGCAGGGAAAACAACAGAAGGCAGAATGAATATTACTGGATTGGATTTTGAAGATATCAAAGACAATCTAAAAATTTACCTTAAAGGTCAATCACATTTTACTGATTATGATTTTGAAGGTTCTGGCATGAATATTTTACTAGATGTTCTTGCTTACAATACACACTATCAAGCATTTTATGCTAATATGTTAGCTAATGAAATGTTTTTGGATACTGCTGTTAAAAGAAACTCTGTAGTGTCACATGCTAAAGCTCTTGGTTATACACCCAGATCAGTACGAGCGCCAGCTGCCTATTTAAAAGTACAAGTACATGATGCTAACACACCATCAATAACAATGCCCGAAGGGTATGTATTTACTACAACAATTGATGGTAAAGATTATCAGTTTGTAAATACCGAAGATAGAACAATAACACCAACTTCTTCAGGACTAGAAACACAAGCTTATGTTTTTGGAGATGATGGTGTTGGGATTCCTGTTTATGAAGGATCTTGGACAGAAACAAAATTCACCGTAGACTTAACAGATGTTGACCAACGATTTATAATTCCTAATAATAATGTTGATATATCTACAGTATTGGTTTCGGTACAAACAAGCTCAGTGGATACATTTAAAGAAACCTTTATTAAAGCTAATGATCTTATAGATGTTGATGCTTCAACAAGGGCCTTTTTTATTCAAGAAACTGTAGATAATAAATGGGAAATTTATTTTGGAGATGATGCTGTAGGAAAAGCTTTAACTGATGGAAATATAATATCTGTTAAATATGTTGTTACCAATTTAGAAGCTGCCAATGGAGCTTCTACATTTAATGCAGGCGGTGGTATTTCAGGTTTTAGTAATATAGAAGTTACCACAATTACTTCCGCTGCAGGTGGCGCTACAGCTGAAACTTTAGATTCAATTAGGTATAATGCACCGTTACATTTTGCTTCTCAGAATAGAGGAGTAACAGCTACTGATTATAAAGCTTTATTGCCGCAATTATATGGAGATATAGAATCTATTGCTGTATGGGGTGGAGAATTTTCAAATCCGCCTGTGTATGGAAAAGTTTATATTAGTATTAAGCCGCACACTGGTTCCAATTTAACTAATGTAGTAAAGGAAAGTTTAACAAATCAATTAAAAAAATATACTGTTGCTAGTATTACGCCTGTGTTTATTAATCCGGATATTACAAAGATTATTCCAAATATTTCTTTTAAATTCAATGAGTTTAATACAACAAAAACAGCATTGGATATAGAAACATTAATAGCTGCTAAAGTAGCTGAATATAGTGATAATTATTTGGAACAATTTGAAGGTGTTTTTAGACATTCTAAATTTACAAATATAATTGATACGGTTGATGATTCTATTTTATCAAATATTACCACAATACAGATTAGTCAAGCATTGACACCTACATTAGCTACAATCACAAAATATACAATGGATTTTAACAATCCATTCCATCATCCACATGCAGGCCATAAAAGTATTCTTACATCTACTGGATTCGTTTTAGAAGGCGGTTCAGATGTTTTATTTTTAGATGATGATGGTAAAGGAAACATTAGAACATATAAATTGGTTGGATCTGCTGAGTCTTATGTAGACCTTGAAGCCGGCACAATTGATTATGATACTGGCCAAATAATATTAACATCATTTAATATTATATCTGCTGAGAACACAGACGGAACAATTACAATTACGGTTACTCCAGCTTCAAATGATGTAGTTGCGGTTAGAAATCAACTTTTATTAATAGATACAACTAACATGAAAGTAACAGGAGAATCAGACACCATAGCATCTGGTAGTGCTAATGCCGGTACAGGATACTCTACAACAGCTACATATTAATAAATGTCAGAGTTAAAAAAGAAATTATCAACGCTGGTAGCTGAAAATTTACCAGAGTTTATTAAGTCCGATCATAATGTTTTTGCGGAATTTGTAAAAATATATTATGAGTTTTTAGAATCAGCTGAGCTTAAATTAAATAAATTAGGCTCTAAAGATTCTATTATAACCGAAGATTATGATAGGATGATTTTAGAAGATGAAACAGTCGGCAAAACATTATATAGAGATCCTTCTGCTAAAGAAGTTTTATTAGAAGATTATGATTGGGCGGCTGGTGGTCCAACACTAGTTAGGGCTGGAAACCATTTCGTAAATGGTGAAACTATTATAGGGCAAACTTCTAAAGCTACAGCAACAATTCGTGTTGTAGATATTGATGACAACTCTAGATTGTTTATTTCAAGCCAAAATAAATTTTTACTAAATGAGCAAATTGTTGGCCAAACTTCCAATGCAGCTGGATACATATTCGATTATACATCAAACCCAGTAGAATCTATTTCTGATCTTATGAAATATGCTGATGTTGATGATACTATAGATTCTTTCTTTGACGAATTTAAATCAGCTTTCTTAAAAACTATTCCAAAGACTTTAGCTCCTGGAGTAAATAAGAAAAACATTTTAAAAAATATCACCGACCTTTATAAAACCAAAGGAACTAGAAAAGGACATGAAATATTTTTTAGATTGCTATTGGATGAAAATGTAGAAATATTTTATCCAACAGAAAACGTATTTAGAGTTTCTGGAGGAAAATGGACAAATGATCCTATATTAAGAGTGCAACAAGTTAATGATGCTATATTATTAGAGAATAATATAGAGGTTGGCGGTTCACAGAACAATGATATATTCCTTATATTAGAATCAGGCAACCAAATTTTAAATGAGCAATCTTTTACTCAGCAATATAATTTAAATAATCTTGTTGGAGAAACAATAACTCAAGAGCGAGTTAATGACCTTTCTATCCGATCTGGTGGTCATTTTTCTCCAGAAGTTAATGCTACAAAAACACCGCCAGATACTAATAATTATCCTGTTATAGAAAAGTCTACAGCTGTCGTTGAAACTGTTACTCAATTACAAATTGGAACATCTATTGTTTATGATTTGGTTTTATCTAGTGTTGTGGGCACCTTTATAGCAGGACAAAAAATATATGGACAAGATAACACTAAATCAGAGCGGACTCTTTGGGCTAAAATAGCATCACAGGTGGGTGATATGGATACTTCTGCTTCGGGGCAATATTTTACTGAAGAAGATCCTTTAAATATAACATCACTCTACGGGGATGGGCTATTAGCGGAAATTTCTGAGCTTAACACCGGTTCGGTAGATAATGTTATCATTTCTACAGCAGGCCAAGGATATGAAATTGGAGACAAATTATTAGTCGATAATACCGGAACTTTTGGAGCTTCTTTAAAAGCAGAAATTAGTGTGGTTAATGGAGGTTTTGCTCCAGAAACTGGTTCATTAGAAAATGAATTTAGGTTTATCATAGAAGATGGCGGAACTGATGGTGCTGGAGCTAATGCTGGAGATGAAATTTTAATAGAAAATGGATTATATTTAACCCAAGAAATAAATTATGGTATGGGAGCTGAAGACCATTTTATATTAGAAGATGATTTAGTACAATATGATACAATATCTGGGGATAAATTAGTTCAAGAAAGAGATACTGGTATCAGAGATATTACTGATATTAGGATAAAACAGTTTGGAAACAACTATAAATCCTTACCTTCACTATATCTACCAGCTGGCTCATCAACTTTAAATGAAGGTGGAATTTTAGAGTCTGATGCTACAAGTATAACACTAACGTCTGTAGCTGAATTTCATATAGCTACACCAACAAGTCCAGGAACAATTTATATAGGCGAAGAAAAAATAGAATATTATGGAATATCTTCAAATACTCTAACTGGGTGTGTTAGGGGAGCCGGAGGCACTACAGCATATCAACATAATGATGGATCGGCTGTTGTTACTTATGATGTTGTTGCTGGTCAAGCTAGAAATGGTGGCGTTGTTATAGCTTATGGAGATGGCAATATAGGAAAAATAGCAGCAACATCTATTTCTGAGCCCGGAGTGCATTATTCAGCTCCGACAATAACAACAGTAGAAAATCTTTTAATTATTAATTTAACTGGAGACCCACCAGTTGTAGGTCAAACAGTTACAAGCTCTTCTGGCGGAACAGCCCTCATTAAAAGTTATAATCAAAAAACACAATTAATGAAGATATCTTCAATTGATGGAGATTTTTCTGTTGACGATACACTAACACAATCCGCTTCTAGTTTTACTGGCAAAATTTTCAGTAATGATAAGGCTGTGTTTAGTTCAATTGTTTCCGGAGCTGCAACATTTGGAGCATATATTAATCAAGATGGATGGATATCAGAAGATTCTAAAAAGATACAAGACAGTTATTATTATCAAGATTTTTCTTATGTAGTAAAAACAGCCACATCTATTGGTTTATGGCGAGACTCTTTATTGAGTTCAGTACACCCTGCTGGGTTTGCTTTATTTGGAGAAATTAATCCAATCCAAACGGTGGATGTGAGGATTAAAACCATTTCAACATCTTCAGCTGGAACTGCAAGAGAGCTTCTTACTCCACCACTATTCTCAACCTTCAAGACTATCTTTACAACTAAGCATGGCCGACGATTAGGAACAGAAGCAGAAACATTAAGCACAGCACCAGAAAGCGGTGTTAGTAGAAACACTGATTTAAGTAATGATAAAGATGTTACTTTAACCCTAAGAGTATCTATTATTAGAGAACCTAGTTATCCTTTAAATACAGTTGGTTATGATGGATATGGACAGCCTAATTTAGGAAATTTTGATAAATTTAAATTCGCAAACAGCTATTTGTTATCTGCCAGAAATGAAACTACTTCAGGCACAAATGCCGGCTTTTATGAATCACGGCAAAAAACAACTTTAAATGAAGGTGCGATTTTGTCCGCTGGAGATACAACAATAACACTAACAGATGCTACAGAATTCCCCACTGTCGGGACCATATTAATAGACAGTGAAGAAATTACATATACTGGCAAATCCGGAAACGATTTAACTGGATGTGCTAGAGGTGCTAATAGTACCACAGCAACAACACACACAGACGGCTCTGATGTATATAATTATGTGTTTGTAATAACACAGAAGCATGGATACCGAATTCAAGATTGGTCTAACGTAAAATTGGGAGATATTATAGATTATCCAGGAAGACGTTGGTATATACCGGCACCGTCAGAAATTACAATAGAAAATGTATAAATAGTAAAATAAACTCGGAGATTTGATTTAAAATGTCAGCAATAATTACCAATAAATTTAGGATTCATAATGCAGAGCAGTTTTATGAGTCTTTTGATGAATCGGCTAATACACATTATTATCTATATGTGGGTCGGCCTTTACCATTTTCATCAACAACAGGCGGAGGAACAGATACAGTTCCACCAGCTCCAATAGATAACGTAGAGGAAGAATTCCGTAATTATCGGGATATGCTTGCTGCTAAAAAAATAACTTCATCTGACATTCAATTTGTAATTCCGAGACGAGATTGGACGTCAGGAACCGTATATGACCAATATATGCATGATTATAGTCCTTCTAACACCACAACTAGTGGTGCTACAAATTTAGGAGACTCTACTTTTGTTGTTATGACCGACGAGTTTAAAGTTTATAAATGTATGTGGAATAATGGTGGTGCTGCAGCAACAACTAAACCAACACACACATCTAATGTTGAAGTAAAAACTGGCGATGATTATTATTGGAAGTATATGTATACTTTAACCTCGACACAAGTTCAAAAGTTTTTAACTGTAGATTTTATGCCGGTATATGATACTTTAGGAACTGTTTCTGGCGGCACACAAACATCAGTATCGTCTAGTGCAGCTGATGGTGAAATACGGCGTATTCTCATAACGTCTGGCGGCTCCGGATTCACGGACGGGGATTATCATAATGTAAAAATTGAAGGTGATGGTTCCGGAGGCGAGTGTTCTGTTACAATTTCTGCTGGAGTTATTACGGAGGTTACTGTAACGGCTCAAGGTAGTAATTATAGATATGCTGATATAGATTTATCATCAGAGCCTGCTATGGGAACTGGAGTAACTGATCCGGTATTTAATGCGGTCATTGGCCCCGCTGGCGGCCACGGATATGATTCCATTAAAGAACTTTATGCATATTATGTTATGACAAACACATCACTTGTGGGATCAGAAGGTGCTGGAGATTTTGTAGTCGATCAGGATTTTAGAAGGGTCGGTTTAGTCCGAAATCCTAATGATTATGGCTCATCTACGGCAGCAACAGATTCAACATTAAATGCTTTAAAAACATTGACATTCAGCGGTACTCCTGGATCGTTTTTAGTGGACGAAGTTATTACCGGAGGAACATCCGGAGCTAAAGCTGAGGTTGTTAAGTTTGACGCTACAAGTAAAAAATTACATTATATACAAACAGATTATAATGTTTCTGACGATAAGAAAATTAAACCATTTACAGTTGGTGAAACAATTACTAGTGCAAGTTTAGCTACAGGTGTTGTGGATACATTAAGTAATCCAGAAATAGATTATTTTTCTGGAGATATGTTATATTGCGAACAAAGAGCTCCTATTGTTCGAGCTACAGACCAAACAGAAAATATAAAATTAGTAATTGAGTTCTAGGAAAAATATAAAATGGCACAAAAAACAGATTTAAACGTAAGCCCTTATTTTGATGATTACAATGAAGCTGATCAATTCCATAAGGTACTTTTTAAGCCTGCTAAAGCAGTTCAAGCTAGAGAATTAACACAACTTCAATCCATTTTACAAAATCAAATTGAGCGATTTGGTAGACACATCTTCCAAGAAGGTTCAATTGTAATTCCTGGAAATGTTGGGTTTGATAAAAATTATTTTGCAATTAAGCTTCAACCTAAAGTAGGACGCTCAAACATAGCTGACAATTCAAGTACCGACCCAAATCTAGTGTGGGAAGTATCAACTTATCTATCCACATATAAAGATACCATAATCACAGGAGCTGATTCGGGTGTTACAGCTAGAGTTATTAATTATGCAGTTGCAGATGGAACAGATCCAGATACTCTTTTTGTAAAATACATATCATCAGGAACAGATAACGCTGCAAAGGTATTTACAGACGGCGAGCAAATCAAATCAGATGGCACTATCTTTGCTGCTAATGGAGCATCTTACGGTGCTAATGCTTATTCAGCTATATTAGAAAGCTCTAGTGCTACACATACCGGGTGTGCTGTAACGGTCACAGCGGGTGTTTTCTTTGTTCGTGGTATGTTTGTACAAACCGATGACCAAGCATTAATAATAGAAAAGTATACTAATGTGCCTACTTGTAGGGTTGGATTTGATGTTCAAGAGTCTGTAGTAACATCACTTACTAATAATGCACTGTTAGATAATGCACAAGGTGCATCAAATTTTGCTGCAGATGGGGCTGATCGCCTTAAAGTAGAATTAGTATTAGCGAAATATAGCTTGGCAGATGCAACAGATACCAATTTCACAGAATTGATGAGATTGGATGCTGGTAGAATTATTCACCATGTTCGATATCCAGAATATAGTGTAGTTGAGGATATGATAGCTAGGAGAACTTCAGAAGAATCTGGAGATTATGTAGTAAAGCCTTTTGTATTTGATATTAAAGAGCATTTAAATGACGGCATTAATAATGGAATGTATGGACTTGAAGATGTTCCTGCAGGTGATGTTAATAAATTTGTAGCCATAGTTAGTCCAGGAAAAGCTTATGTAGCCGGCCGAGAGGTTGAAATTCTTTCTCCAAGAACTGTAGAGTTTGATAAAGCTCGTGACTCTGAAACTATGGTTGACGGCAATGTTATTGCTAATATGGGACAATATGCTAATATAACAAATGTTTATGGAACTCCAGACATTCATCCTGATACCTCAGCTGCCACAAATATTAAAACCTTCAAAACACTTCAATTGTTTAATAGACAAACAGCTGTTAGAGGCCAAAGTAATGGTGAGCATGTTGGTTATGCTAGAGCTAAGACGATGGAATATTCTACTGGCACTCCAGGCTCTTCTGCTACTAATAACACTTCATTGTTCAAACTATATCTATTTGACATTAACATGTTCACTGATGTTACTATGTCAGGTAACTGTTCATTAACAACCGGAACCTTAATTACTGGACAAACTTCTGGTGCAATTGGTATGGTGGTTTCAGGTACAAGCAACAATACACGATTTACATTAGAAAATGTTGTGGGTCGCTTTAGTACAGGCGAATCTATTGCAAGCAGCCACTCAGGAGATACTATAACGGGCCAAACGTCAATAATTTTAAATAGGAGTTTTGGTCAAGATGTTAAACAAATCTTTCAGACATTTACAAGTGCAGCAGGACAAGATTTTACAGCTGATGTTTCTTTAGATGTAGCTTTTACATTATCGGGCAATTATGCTTTTGGTTCAGTAGATGAGATTGGATTAGAAGATGGTTTAGGAGTTTTGCGACAAGAAGGTTTAACTTTAGCAGCATCTGATTTAGGTGATAATATCCTTGGGGAAGAAATTAGTAATTCGGTAGTAGGCACTAATTCCTTCTATGATGAAGAACTTGTAGTAGGAGATATTCTTGGTATGCCATCAGCTGCTGGTGGAGCAATTGAAACTCGGAGAGTATCATCCATAGGTACTGGATTAGATTCTAATGTAGCAACAGTTGATTCTGCTTATACTTTAAATATAACTGGAGCAGAAGCTATACGCTATAGAGGAGAAATTAAAGATCCTGCTCGTTCGACTTCAATATGGAATATTCCACATAGAAATGTTAAAACATTATATCCAATTGATACTCAAGTAAAGGTTAGACGGCAGTTTTGGGTGGAAACAACAACTGGCGGTGAGATTACTATAAATGTAGGTACAAATGAAACATTTTTACCGTTTGCTGAAAAAGATTATACTTTATCTATAATGCTATTAGGCACATCAACAACTGGTATTGCTCAAGGTGATATAGTTTCAGCAGATTCAGGATTTACTCTTACAGCTTCAAATAAAACCTTAACCATGACTAACAGTGATTGGGGAACAAATACTAAAATAAAAATTTCAGCTACTATACAGTTAGCTGATGTTAATGAAGCAGCTAAAACTTTAACGAAAATGCACACCAAAATAATATCAGAAAATGGTGCTTCAAGTTCTGTTTATGGTCTCCGGGTAGAGGATCGGCAGATCAGTTTAGGTGTAGCTGATGGTTATAGATGTTGGAGTATTTTTGAATCTGTTAATATTGCAACTGCGCCTGTCATACCCTCTTTAACAATATCAAGTTATACTGGCACCTTTTCAGACGGAGAGCAAATATTAGGTTCAGTTTCTAAAGCTACTGCATTAGTAGTTAATGATGATTCTTCCGGCACTTTACAATTTGTATATCAAACTGGAACATTTACTTCTTTGGATAGTATTACAGGGCAAACCACAAAAGAAACAGCTAATGTTGTAACGGTTAATGCTCATTCGGAAGATATTAGTGAAAAATATTCCTTTGATAACGGTCATAAAGATGGATATTATGATTTCGCTAGAATTACAAGAAAAGGAAACGAATCACCTCCTACTGGACAACTAGCTATTGTCTTTGATTATTTCACACATGCCTCTGGTGAATATTTTTCTGTAGATTCTTATGCTAACCAAGTTGAATATGATTTATTGCCGTCTTATAAGGGAGAATCAGTTGCTGATCAGATGGATTTTCGGCCAATGATAGGATCGCCTACTTCAGCTACGATATCTCCGTTCTCGCATAATAATAGAGATTTTGAAAGTTCTGGATCTTCTCTTACACATTTACCACAACCAAATTCGATTATAGAATTAGATTATCAATATTATTTAGGACGTGCTGATAAATTATATATAAACGATAAAGGACAGCTTATTGTATCAAAAGGTGTTTCAGCACAACAGCCGGTTTTTTCAAATAAAATAATTCCAAACTCCATGATGTTGTGCGGTATTCAAATTTGGCCATATACTCGTAGCACTAAAGATGTGCGATTGACTATTCCATCAAATAGACGTTGGACAATGAAAGATATTACCGGTCTTTCAAAACGTTTAAGGTCAATTGAGCGTACAGTAACTTTATCTTTATTAGAAAAAGAAGCAGAGAATTTTAGAGTTTTGGATGCTAATGGGTTTGATAGATTTAAAACAGGATTTATTGTAGATAGTTTTAAAGATCATGGTGTGGGTAATGTCCTCCATGAAGATTACGGTGGATCTGTAGATAAGTTTAAGGGTGAATTTAGACCTGAGCATGATGTTCAAGCTGTAGAATTAATAGAAGAAAACTCAACAGATACAGATCGGTTAGATGACCATTATGTAAGAAAGACAGATATGGTTATGTTGCCTTACAATGATACTAAATTAGCTAACCATGGTAATCCATATGCTTCTAGATTGGAAAATCTTAATCCGTTTAATGTGATTTTCTGGGAAGGAACAATGACACTGAATCCAGAATCAGACTTGTGGATTGATACTGATAGGGAACCTGCTTTCACTGTAAACGTTGAAGGAGATTATGCCCAATGGTTATCCTGGATGGGAAACAAAACTACTCGAATAGATTGGAATTCTTGGCAAACAGATTCGATTGATTTAGATTTGGAAATAGAAACAGATGTAACGACTGATTCCGAGGAAAAGATTGTTGGAATCAGGAATGATGATCGAATTATCGTAGACCGATCTGGGCGTCCCGGCCGGATGAGATTTGAGGAAATTGAAACCACATTGACAACTACAGTAGAAAATACTGTCTCAGGTACAGTTTCTTTAGAGCAATCTAGAACAGGTACGCAATTTGATTTAGAAGAATTCCGACAAAATAGAAGCACTGGTGATGAAACTACAATGGAAATTATTCCATGGATGCGTCAGCGTGATGTGGAAATAACTGTTACTGGTATGAAACCTAACACACAAGTTTATGCATTTTTTAATAATAGAGATGTAGGTAATCATGTAAGGCCGTCTGGTATTTCTGTAGCTAATAGTCCTTTAGTATCTGCTATAGATAAAATAGCTACAACAGTTACGGTAAGTAATACGCAAGGTTTTCCTAATGCTCCGGGAGCATTAACAATAAGCCGAGCGGTAGATCCAGTTTCGCCAGATAGAACTTTTGATCCAGGTGATTTAGCTCCGGGCTCAAATGACCAATATAGGTGGACCGATATTAATGGCACTATGTTAGTCACTTCTGAAAAAATGATATATACGGCTAAAACAGGAACAACATTTACGATTAGTGAGCGGGGAGCTGACGGTACCACCGTACGAGATCATGCCCAATACACAGATAGTAATGGTGTATTACAGTGGCCTACAGTTACAAGTGGGGTTAGAGGGATGCCATTGGTAACAGATTCATTGGGGCAATTACAGTGTACGTTTACTATTCCTAATGAAACTGGTTTGAGATTCCCGATTGGAGATGGAATTTTTAGATTAACTGATAGTGACACTAATAGTAAAATAGTTGGGACTATTGATACTGCAGCAGAAGGAATTTATCATGCATTTGGTCAACAGCAAATTAAGCAAGAAAGGATAAATTCCTTACGACAGGGAAGAGTTATTAGAGATGATACTTTGTTTGAAAAAAGAGATTCTACTGACAATCCCAATTTAAGTTCGTCTGATAGAGATACAGATACAGATACAGATACCGCAACAGTAACCGGTGAAAGATTCCATGGATGGTTTGATCCTCTTGCTCAAACAATTATGATTCAAGAACCACAATTTCCACATGGTGTTTTTGCTACTAAGGTGGATGTATTCTTTGGAGAAAAGGATACAACGGCAGCCCCAGCGCCAGTTCGTTGTGAATTGCGTACAGTAGTAAATGGATATCCAACGGATACAGCTATGCCTGGAAGCCAAATTACTCTTGAAGCTTCAGAAGTAAATGTTTCCAGTGATGCTTCTTTACCCACAACATTTACCTTTGAATGGCCTCAGCAGCTAGATGCTAATCAAGAATATTGTATAGTATTAATTAGCGCTTCTTTGGATTATAAAGTCTGGATTTCAAGACTAGGGGAAATTGATGTTGGAGGAACTTCAGCTATTAGTGAACAGCCATATTTGGGGTCATTATTTAAATCGCAGAATGCTTCTACATGGACAGCTTCTCAGTATGAAGATTTAAAATTCCAACTTTATAGAGCTTCATTTGATATAAGTAAAACCGGCAATTTATATCTGGTTAATCAGCCTTTAGGAAGAAGTGAAGGGTTTGTACCACAATCTGATGGATCTACAAGATACTTAAAGAAAAACCCGATTGTATTTGATACTGCTGTACCTAATAAAGCTAAAGTTAAAATGTTTGGTCACGGCATGTATGATACTATAAACAACGTTATCATTAAGGATGTACATTCAGAAATATCAGATACTACATTAAATGAAGGTGCCACATTGACAGCGGCAGATACAACCATTACATTAACATCTTCTACTAATTTCCCAACAACAGGTTGGATTAAAATTGATGATGAGATTATATCTTATAGTGGTGTGTCAGGCAATGACTTAACTGGTTGTGTTCGCGGACAAGATGGCACTACAGCAGCTACACATGGTGATAATAGTATTGTTCAATGTTATGTTCTCAATGGAGTACCACTAACTGAAATTAATAAAACACATACAGCTATTACCGGAATGGAAATTGATAGTTTTGATATTCCGATTTCATCACCGCCTACAAGAACAATGTCGGCTGGTGGTAGTAATGCACTAATAACAAAGAATGTACCTTATGATACATTATATGCAAAGATTAGAATTTTAGATAATCCAGCTACCAGCGTAGATACATATGCACAAGTAACTTCTGGTAAAACTTTGGGATCTCCAGATTCAGGCGCATTTTCCCAGACTTCTTATCTTAGAATTAATAATGCTGATAAGTTTCAGTTTCCTTTATATGAAAATTATAATTTTACTAAGCCTCATATTATAGCTTCACCTATTAATGAAGCTAATGAATTGGCGGGCAAGAAATCATTGAGGTTTTCAGCAGAATTAAATTCAAGTAGAAATGAAATGTCACCGGTTATAGATGTTGGTAAAGGTCAATCTGGTGTTATAGCTATTGCTAATAGAATTAATAAAATAGCTGATAGTTCTGATGTTGGTGCTTTAACGGCCAATATTTTTAAAGATTCTACTGCTCCAGAAGGTGATAGTAATACAGCAATATATATGACTAAAGAAATTAGTTTGAGACAAGCAAGCACAGCAATTAAAGTTATGTTTGATGCATCAGTGCAATCCGAAGCTGGGTTAAAAGTCTATTATAAAATTAGACGGTCAAATTCTGAGGAAGACTTTGAAGATATTGGTTGGGTGCCTTTTAATGATACAGGTAATCCCGATGTGACTGTGCCGATATCAAGTTCTATGAATGATTTTAGAGAATATGAATTTACAGCAGGTAACAATGATGATATAGCTACAACAACATTACCATTGGAAGATTTTTCATCCTTTGCTGTGAAGATTGTATTGCAAACATTGAATACAGCTAAGCCTCCATTAATACGACAATTTAGAGCATTAGCTTTGGCAGTATAATATGGACCAAAAAATAAAAGGTTATCCTGATTTAATTAAAGATAAATTTTCAGGCGCTGTTTTATCTAATAATTTAGAAGCGTATAATGCTGTTAAGAGAAGGCATCAAAATTTTAAAGAACAGAAAGAAAAAATAGAAGAACAGGATAGAGAGATAAATAGTATAAAAACAGAACTAACGGAAATTAAAAATTTATTAGTAACTCTTGTAGATAGAGGTGCCGATGATGGCAGATAGGAATATTACAAAAACTAATACGGTACAAGAGTTTGCTCATACTTATAACGCTACAGCTCAAGACATAGGTGATATTGGAGATTTAAATAAATATCTTTATAATACTACACCTACGGACATAGTAGAAGCAGTTAGAACTAAAATGGGCAGAAAAGAAAATCTAAAATGGATTTTCATAATGACTAATGATGTGGAATAAAGAATAATGGCAGATAGAAACGTACCAGATTCAGCTACTTTAGCACAATGGAAAGATAGTTATAATTTAACAGCCGAGGATGTTGGTGATATTGGAGATTTAAATGCTCCTTTTTCAGGAACGCCTACTGATTTAGTAGAAGGAATAAATTCAAAAATAGAAAGAAAAGGATCTATCGCTTTGGCGGTGGCTTTAGGATAGGATAAAGATATGGCAAATGATTTTAAAAATGAAATAGCTAAGGATATAGCTATAGACTCAGGAGTTTTTACAACACTATATACAACTCCTGCAGCAATGGCAACTGTTCTTTTAGAATTAGATATAGCAAACACTCATGCTACAGATGATATTACAGTTAGTGCAACTTTAACCTCTGGCGCAACTGAGGTATATTTGGTTAAAAAAGCTCCTGTTCCGGTTGGCGGCACTTTAAAAGCAGTATCAGGACAAAAAATAGTATTAGAAACTGGTGATGTGCTTAAAGTGGCAGCTAGTGTAGCATCTTCAGCTGATGTAATTTGCTCTCTATTAGAGGACGTTAACTAATGCCAGCTGGATATGTAGGTAATGGACCAGCTCACAGAGACCCAACCTCAGTTCTAGAGGACGGTACCGTTACGGTTGAGAAATTATCTGGGCCAATTGCTGCTGGAGCAATGAGTACAGCTGAAAGGGATGCTTTAACTCCAAGTAATGGTTGGATAATTTACAATAGTACAACACACACATTTCAAGGGTATGCTAATGGTACATGGGTTGATCTCCATGGTTCATATGTTAGTATTGAATAAATTATGTCAACAGAAAGTTATATAGGAAAATCACCGACATACGGTATTTTTCAAAGACAGGAGTTTACAGCGACTGGAACAGGTTCACAAACAGTAGCTTTAGATTATGCAGCTGGTGATCCTCAACAACTTTTAATTTTTATTATTGTTACACCTGGCTCCGGAGGTGTGGTATTAGATCCTGTTAGTGACTATACATTAGATTCTCTTGGAACAACTTTAACAATTACAGCTACAGGTTCAGGTGATGCTTGGATTATTTGGTTGGGGCATAAAATAACAGGCCCCAGATTTTCTACAAGCCACATTACAAGTTTGCCATTATTATCAGCTCCAGTAGCAGCTGATGAATTTGTAATTTATGATAATTCTGAAACAAAATTAAAACGAATATCCTTTGCAAATATAGAAGCTGCATTTGATCCCACATTAGCAGGTGATGTTGCCGGAACACTTTTAGCTACTGTTATTCAACCCGATTCTGTAACATATGACAAGATGCAAGACACCGTAACAGACAATCGGGTACTAGGTGCAGTATCAGCAGGAACAGTAACAGAGACACAAGTAGTCACCGATATGATTGCAAATGATGCTGTAGGGTCTAATCAATTGGGATCTGTTGTGAGATTAGATATAAAAAATTCTGTAGGTACTACAGTTAAAACTATATTTGGAGCGGGGGTATAATGGCCGGTGATGCTTATCTTGGTAATAGCCCCCAATATGGTTTAATACACAGACAACCATTTTTTTCTACTGGTAGCACTAATACCATATCTTTAAATTATCCTATAAGACACTTTTATGATATTTTAATTATTGTTAATAGACATTTTGTTCCTATTGGTGATTATTCTTATAATAGTGCTGATAATAGTATCACATTAACTACCTCACTTGCTGGCAATGCATATATTATATACTTAAATACTTTAACATCCTGGCCGCAATTTAGTGAGGCGATGATTACGGAGCACCCAGAATTGCCAACAACAGCAGCTTCAGCTGATACAATGGTATGCACTGATACAGGCGGTACGAATGAAGTTAAAAAAGTGACTCATAGTGGTTTTATTGGTGCACTTGATCCTACTTTGTATGGTGACGTAGAAAACAAAGCAGGATCGAATAATATTAAAATTGATGCAGTAACATATGATATGATGCAAGACATACCATCAAATACGGTATTAGGCGCTTTTACAGCTGGAACGATAACAGCAACACAGGTTTATCAAGGCATGTTTGTGGATGATGCAGTTGATAAAACAAAATTAAATAATGCTAATGCTTTGGTTATATCTGATTCTTCCGGAACTCAGTTATTTACATTGTATGGTTCAAGCGTATAGAGGAATTTTTTATAATGGCTATCAGAACGCCGCTGTTTCGTGATCTTACAGATTTGGGTGGAATCGAAGGCGCAAACAATGTTAAAGAATTTAATTCAACACAAATAGATTGGTTAATTTACCAAGTTTTAATGGCATGGGCTGGAAACCCATCTGTTAGTTTGACCGTAGTTGGTTCAGGAGGTACCTTCCTACCAGGCGGGATGGAAGACACCCGAGTGCAAGCCGGAGCCGGGAATACACATAGTAGTTCTTTTATTCCAGCGGGCAGCTGTGATCCAGTTTCGGATGTGACTGTAACTTATGAAACTATGAATTTAAATACAGCTACCCTTGGTGGTGTTGCTGATACTGATAATTTAAGATTTCCTGTTTATTTCCATGATGGTTTAAATAAAATTCTATTAGAGGATACTGGTGATTATGTATTATTGGAAGATGGTGGTGTAGTAAGATTAGAAGAAGATTCTCATCCATCTTTACAAGCTATGTCACAGCAAGATATGTTAGATACCTTTATATATCCAGCAATTGATAAACTAACAGCTGCTACAACAACAGACGAGCAACAAGGTACACATTTTGTTAGCACTACAAGTTCAAGTATAGTAGGAAGTACAATTGTATCAGCGTCTCCAATATTCCGAAATACAATAGCGGATGCAGCTGCATATACCGCTTCTGGTATCCCAGAAACTCAAGATCAGCCTGATGCATCTAGTGTAGATTATTATTTGTGGACTATAGATCAGACAGGAACACCTCCAGCAAGCGCAGAAATTCCAGTATATGCTGTAGATTTAGCTCCTGGGTTTGTAGATATACAGGATTATGATAGTGTAGATTGGGAAACTATATTGTCTGAGCTAGTTAGATGGTGTGCTGTTAATGATACGAATGGGTATAAAATAACATATGAAATTAATCCTGCCTCAGGAGGAGTGGCAAGAGGCTCAACGATGATTAATACCAAATTAGATTCATCTAGTTATAATACGTTACAGGTTGGGCCTGATGATTATCGAGCTCAAATATTTCCAGCAGGAACAGAAACTGCAATAGGCGATTATACATTGAAAATTATTAAATTTTAAATATATATTATTAGGAGAAAATTATTATGGCCATATTTACTGGCAAAATTGAAGATGCTTATTATATTAAGCCCGATAAAAGCTTAATAGAAATTATATATTCTCAAGATTCAGATGTACACCAATCTCATGCTCTTTTCGTTGATTTTGACCATCCAGATTTTAAAGATTTGCTTGATGAAATTAGTCTAGACCAAATCGAAAAGAATACCAAACAACGACATAAAAAACAATCTAAAGTATATGGTAATGCTCTTAATTCAGCTGTGTCTGAATACCTGGAAGTAGAATTAAAAAATCGAAAAGAGAAAATAGAAGAAGAGCTTAAATCTTTTAGAGAATCTTGGTTTAAAGAAAGAGAAGAAGAATATGAAAAGAAATATGGCGGATCTCTTGAAGAACAACACGTCCTATTGGAAAAACAACGTAAAGAATTGGAAAAACAACGTAAAGAATTAGAGAAGCTGTGGAAAAAAGCTGATACGTCTTGGGAAGAAGCTAAAAAAACTGAAGTTAAATTAAAACGTGCTTGGGATGAAGTGAAGGTAAGTGAAGATAACTCCAAAAAACTTTTTGAGCAAGCTGAAGCTTCTTGGAAAAATTCTCAAGATGTTGAAGAAAAACTAAAGGCATCTTGGGATGAAGCTGAAGCATCCAGGCAGGCCGCTACAGCGATCAAAAAAGATATAGAAAGTGAGCATGAAAAAACTTTAGCTGATTTAGAAAAGGTGGCTTTAAATTTTGAAGCATATTTAACAGAACAAGCTCAAAAATTTAAAGAGTCTTTCAATGTTGATAAAGAATTATCTAAAGAGGATATAGATAAGCAATACCGGCAAATGATAGATCATTATGAAGAATTACAAACACAAACAAAAAATTTAAAAGAGAATATTGGTTTTAATTATCCTAATTACATAAATGACCTTTTATATAGAACCACTCACAAATTAATAGAAGGTCAAGAACAGAAAGATATTGCTGGAGAAATTGTTAAAAATATAATTGAAAGTAATACTGTTGCTGCTTTAGCTTCACATAAAAAAATTGATTCTAATCTTTTAGAAGTTGTTATGGATAATGAATCTGAAGCTGCTAAAGAAGAATTGTTTAAATTAAAATTAGCTATTTTTGAAATGGAAGAAGTGAAGAAGAATAAAAATAAAGAACAAAAATCCAAAATCAGAAAAGCTCCAACCAAACTTAAAGTGCTTGCCGAATTTGATAAATTGAATGTATAATGTTTATTGTGTTAAGTGGGGTGATAAGTACAACCGAGATTTTGTAACACGTTTAAAAGATAACGTAGAATCTAATACTACATTAGATATAAAATTTTGGTGTTATACCGACCAACCAGAAGAAGATTATGACATACCTGTTAGGTATCCTTACTTGAGAGGTGTATGGCATAAACTAGCCCTTTTTGAATTTACTGGCCCGTCTATTTTTTTTGATTTAGATGTTGAGATAAAAAAGAATATAGATTTCTTGTTTACAGATTTTCAAGAATTAACACTGATAGATGCATCTAGATGGAAAGCTAAACGTGATGATTTGGATAAAAGCATTTTTCGTTTTAGATTAAATAATGATTCTAGAGTTAATAGTTCTTTTATGAGATGGAATGATTCTAGGTCTATCTTTAAATATTTCTTATCCAACCGTGATACTCATTTGCGTCTGTATGAAGGTATAGATAGATTTATCTATAATGAAAATATATCATATAAACTTTTAAAAGATACTTATGTTGCTAGTTGGCAACAAGAAGAATGGGTAGATGAAGCTTCTATCTTTTTATGGAACCAACGTTATGATTGATTTTGAAAATGCAGCAATGTTACAAACATTAATAAGAAAATATCCGGGCCGAACATTAGATTTTCTTAATAGTTGTAATGAAACACAATGGTCGAGTAAGATGTGGTTAGCAGAAGAACTTAACTTGTATCTTTATAAACATGGTAAACGTGAAGGTTCCTATAACATTGCTTTGTTAGGTGGATGGTATGGTTTATTAGCCCATATTCTTATAGAGGACTTAGGAGTTGAAATAAAACAAATAGATTCTTTCGACATAGATTATATGGCAAAAAAGGTCGGTCGGACCTTTAATAATAAAGATATTTTAAAATTTTTTGAAGAGGATGTGGCCAACTGGATGATAGGAAAGCCGGCAAGTTCTGATGGAGTATCAAGTTCATCTTATGATATAATTATAAATACATCAACAGAACATATGGAACAAGAAACAGTAAATTATACAATAGATATAGCTGAGTCTGGAACTATATTTGTTTTTCAAAGTAATAATTTCTTTGGTTTGCAAGAACATATAAATTGTTCGGAATCAGAAGAAGAATTTAATAATAGATACCATTGGCACTTTGATGAATATGTTTCTTGGACAAAACCATGGCCTACTTCTATAGGAGACCATGAAAGATATATGTCATTTGGAATTAAGAAATGAAACGGGTTGTGTTTTCAGTTTATATTGATTTGCCTGAATATGATGATGAATTATATGCTGCTGGCAATTTTGATAAAATTAAAGAGTGCCATGATATTATATGGCGTAATCAGGAAGACTATGCATGGAAGTGTGATGCTAACTATGTTATAATTAACCATGATGCTCCGTGGTTTAACGAACTTTATCAAAAATTAAAAAATATAGATCCAGAAGTAACTCATTACCAAACAATTAATAATTTTAAAATACTATGTTTAGATAAACTTAAATATGATTACGACGAAATACTATATCTAGATTCTGATGTTGTAATAAATACGGATGAAAATATTTTTGAGGAGTTTGATTTATCTAACGGTATATGTTTAGCGCCACAAAAATTCCATTATCTTAAAGAATTTGAGGAAAAGAAATTACATTTTCTTCCCAACAGTAGACACCCCATAACAAAATATGTGATTACAAAGGAACTATTAGGTGTTGATGGGTTCAGGCCCGAAATATGGAATACTGGGATAATAGCTATCAATAGAGATCATGTAGATAAGTTAGATTATTTTGGAGAATACTTTGTGCCCATGTGTAAAGATTTGGTATGGAAAAGAACTTTAGGCAAATATGGAAAGAATGATATTAGAGAAAGTTTCAGTATAAACAATGAATCTATAATGTCATACTTAACCTATAGTAAAAATATAAATGTTCACATTATGGATGATAGTTGGCATCATATATATGACCAACAGAGAATAGGTGACCTTAATTCGGAGGCTCGTATGATTCATGTTATCAACAAAAGGTTTGAAGATGTATTATGACTTACCAAATACTTTCACAATCCAGAACGGGATCTCATTATCTTTATACCTATACTTATAAAGATGTATATATTGGAGAATATTTTTTGCCAAATAAACGAGTAACTAAACTAGGTGTTACCGATAAAGAAATGTGGACTTGGCTTAGAAATGAAAAGAGTATAGGAAATCATCATTCTATTATAGTTAATATGAAGGACCGATTTGTAGCAGATGATCCTGATTTTATTGAAAAATTAATAGAATTTTTTAGAGGGTACCACATACTAACTATTAAAAGAAACCTTTGGGATATGTTTATAAGTTCTTGTTATGCGAATCAAACAAATACATTTCTCAACTACACGGGTAAAGAAATTATTATTCCTGATGATTTTAAAATAATAGTTAATGATGTTTCGGTGATAGATTTTATTGATAATTATAAAAGGTTGACAGGCTTTATAAACACCATTTTGGAAGAACAAGTACATACTATTTTACAATATGAAGATTTAAATGAAACTTATTTGAATAAATTTTTTAGTGTCGATACACCTCATAGTAATTTTGAACCGATGAATATAGATTATGAAAAGTATATAGAAGATGTTGGTTATTGGAAAAAATATTTTGAAAATAAATTAAATGAAAAAGAAATTAATATATAGTCTTTATATAGATATTCCTCCTAATGAGATTGATGAACAGAAACCTTATGCATGGGATACTATTAATAAAAGTGAAAGAACTAGATTACAATTAAAGAAGTATGCTGAAAAATTAGAAGCTGCTCAGATAGAATATGCTAAAGCTATCGGAGCAGATTATATTCTGTTTCGTGATGATAAAGAGTATAGAGAGTTTTATGATTGGTTACATAAACTTCAACCAACAATGTCACACTATGACATTCTTAATTTTTATAAGATTTGGTTGTTTGTAGAAACAGCAAAGAAGTATGAGAAGGTGTTGTATTTGGATTTTGATGTAATACCAAATACCACTAAAGATTTTTTTGATGTATGGAACGTGGAAGATTCTGTTTGTCTAGCAGATTCAAAGGAGGATGCTCGTTTCAATTTGATGATTGGTAGAATGGAAACACATGATAATAGAAATCCTATTTCCAAATATTGGAATGCTCATGCTATGTTAACCTATAGAGAATACGAAACTTTGGATGTTAAAGCATGGAATACAGCAATCATGGGTGGTACAACAAATTCAATAGCAAACTTACATTATTTTGATGACTTTGAAAATTTAATGGAGTACATGAAAGAACTCCAAGATGATGAATACAGTATGTATCCTATAGATATAAGACAGAACTTTGGTTTCGATAATGAAACTGTTTTTGGATATAGAGTTGTTGAAAATAATGTACCTATTACTCTTTTAGATTATTATTGGCACGCTAGAGTTTTAGATGTAGATGAAGAATTAGATCCCGATGTTAAATTATACCACATGATTAATAAACGTTTTGATATGTATTGGCCTGATGAATAGATTTATATATTTTTTTAATAACCATGAAGGTATGAAATCTTGGAAGTGTGCTGAAAAATTACAAATTTATCACGACCATTTTAAAAAATTTTATGATACAAATGTTCGTGTAATGGAATTAGGTATACACCATGGCGGTTCTTTAGAAATGTGGAAATCATGTTTTGGTCCTAAAAGCAAAATTTACGGAATAGATAAAGAAGAAGAATGTCGAGCTTTGAATGGAGATTGTCAAATAGATATACTTATAGGTGATATTACAGATAGTTCTTTTAGAGATTCGATAATAGGTAAAGTTGATATTTTTATAGACGACGGCGGACATAAAGTATCACAACAAATAGAAACGATGAAATGGATTTTACCTCTTTTAAGTCCAAAAGGTGTTTATCTTTGTGAAGATATAAAAGAGAAAGATATTATTTTAAAAGCCGCAAAAGAGTTTAATGAAATCTACTCACTATCAATATATAGATGTGATGTTATAGTTATAGAGAAGGGAAGAAATATAGAAAAGAATGTTGGTTATAAAATACCAAAATTGGGAGGCTGCTTTACTGGCAAAAAGTATTTGCCTGGGTTGGAAACTTTTGAAGAATATGCGGACAAAAATAATAATAGTTAGAATAGGTAATAAGTATGGTCCAGAATATGAAACCTATCTTGAAAGTAAATTAACAGATTATGAAATTGTTTGGATAAAAGAGCCTATACAAAAGGACATATGGTATCAATGGAATAAAATGGCGGCCATGAATCTAGATATTGATGAACCTGTTTGTGTTATGGACATTGATATGCTTTTGGTGAATAATTATAAAGAAGTCTTTGACTATCCAATAGAACACGGTCAGTTTCTTGCTATGCCTAGTTGGTGGGGTGGAGCTCTTAAAGGCGACTATAAGATTAATGGTGGGTTCTTTAAATACTATCCTAAAGATTGTAAATATATCTACAAAGCTTTTATGATGGATCCTAGACACTGGCAATCTTGGTATATTAAAAACGGAACAACAATAGGGCCAGTAAACGGCGAACAATATTTTGTAGAAGATTTTGTAAATAAAAGATTAGAACTTATTACCTTTCCAGATTCTTGGGTTACTAGATGGTGTGATGAAGGTGTTGAATGGCAAACGAATATTACTAAAAAATATAATAAACAAACGGGCAATGATTATGTTTATTTGGGAGGAGAATTTCATCCAGATATAAAGATGGTACACTTCACCCGATCCGAAAACAAACCTCATAATTGGAAAGATTATAGATATTTCATTTAACTATTTTATTTGTTACTAAATGTTGTTGGTTATCAGGCACCCTATCTCTACAATATCTTTTGCAACTAGCGGGAGCATTTTCTGGATCAGATATTAATACTTTAAAAAAATTTATCCATTCATCAGAAAATATAATTTCTTCTATAGTATCTACATTTTCTATTTTTAAATGATCTTGAAATAACTCCTTTATATCCTGAATTTCTTGAATACTGAGAATTGCTGGATCTTTCCAACAACATGGAAGAAGATATCCAGTTGCTGACTGACCCAGCCCCTTTCTATCCAAACTTCCTGATTTTTTCTCTAGTTTTTCGATGCACTTTGGATCTATTTTTTTTATTTCTTTTCTTTCTCCAAAAGAATCTTTTTGTTTTGGTTTTAAATGTATAGTTTCTTTATTCCATCTTGAGGATCGCAACTCCATAAACCAAACACCAATGTCGGTAGCCATTTGTCTGGCTTCATCTACATGATTTTCATTATAATTAAAAATTATATATTGCCATGTAGTTTTTAATCCCATTTCAGCACATAACTTCATTCTTTCAAATTCTTTTATACCATCTTGATTAACTCTATACTTATGGCTTTCTTCTGGAAGACCATCTATACCAAACCACCATTTTGCCTTTGGATTTGCTTCATAACATTTTTTATGCCAAGATAAAGGTTTGTGAGAAACAGCAGTGTGAACTTGGACCCGAATTCCTTTTTCATAAGTAAGTTTTAAAAATTCAGGTAAATTTGGGTGTAATATTGGATCTGATATTTGACCACAGAAAGAGATGCCTACGAAAAAGTCTATAATTTTTTTAAAACATTCTATAGACATATAATCACCCGGCACTTTTATTTTGTGTTTATCATGTTGTTTTCTAGCACAACCACCACACTTCAAAGTACATTTGGCACATATATCTAAATTTATTGTATTTCTAGATAGTGCAGCATACAATTTTTCATTATTCATAAAGCGTCCAAATCTGGCCATAATTTTGAGATATCTGTTTTTCTAATTTTATTAAGCTCCGATATATATTGTTTCATTTTTTCTAGGCCAGATTCATGAGGTTCATTTTCAAGTTCTTTTGCTAATATAATTTCATTATCTTTAAAACGTTCTATTAATTCTTTTTTATTATTTGAATTTCTTGGCGCTAAGAAAGAAGGGGTATATGCAATTGAACAAAATTTTAATTTTAAATCAAAATGATCTTTATAATATTTTATTATTTCGTCATAATCATTTATATTTAATATAGAAGCTGTGCAATGTAAAAAGTTTATCCACTCTCTATAAAGTTTTAAATTAGATTCAAATTTTTTAACATCCATTGGGTATCTTATCCAAGCTAATTTGTCACCATAATGGTCACAAGACACGGCAAGATTAACCTTTTTAAATTTTAATATTACATCAGAAGTAAATTTTGTATAGTCCATAGAAGTTAAATTCGTATCAAAACCAACTTCAATTTTACTAGCATCTTCATCGGAAATTTTATCTAAAAAATCCCACATTCTAGGCAATAAAAATGGTTCACCTCCAGTAAATTTTATTGAAGAAACTCTGTCTATATTATCAAGAACGTCTTTTATAGTTTTATCGTATTGTTCTTTTTTTATGGGTATGTCGTCATAGCCAAAATACTTATTTTTTAATAATGATAATTCTTTTCTTCTTGTTGAAGAATTTTGTGGGTGACACATATAACAAGATAGATTACAATGAGTACCAAATATTCTTAATTTTAATTCTATATCTCTAGGTTCAGTTTGTATTTTATTAAACTCTCTAAAGGATATTCCTACATTACTAATTATATTTTCGTTAGTTTTTGGACCAATAATGCAACTAGTCGCTCGATGCTTTGGGACCCAACGGAGATGCTCAGGAAGCATTTTTCCACTTTCCATGGAAGTACACAATCCGCATTGGGGAATATCTTCACCATTTAACATTTTCTTTCTTACTTCATCCATTTCTGGTGAAAGATAATATTTAAAGGGAGTTGTTACTGTAGAATTAAATATAGGTTTATCTTCAAATGGAAAAGCATGACAACAAAGCCTATATCTACCTCTGCTGTCACAATAGATATGGTCGAAAGCCCTTTTACAATAACTTTTATTCATAATATAAATATTTATATAGTGAATTATAAAATAAGGACAATAGAATTTGAAGATATATTACCATTATGGGAATTATTACATCCTGGTAGAGAACATAAAAAATATGTCAAAATGGTTTACAAAAATAAAAGTGCAAAGTGGACTTTATCTGAAAATGAATTAAATATAACTTTTTTTGGTGCTTATGTAAACGATAAACTTTGTGGTACTCTCAGTGTATATTTAACTCCCAACAATCTATATCGTGTCCGATCATTTTATGTTTTGTCAGAATATAGACGTAAAGGTTTTGGCAAATTGTTATTGGAACAAACAATACAAACAGCAAAAGATTTGGGTGGTAATGGTGTGTGGGGTTACCCTAATAATATAGCACTACCTTTATATATTCGAGCTGGATTTACTAAAGAGTCTGAATTTGAACAGGCCGATTGGGGAGTAAATTGTTATGTCTTTCGTGAATTATAGAAATACATTTGTATGGGGTTATAATGATATTCCATTTTCATTTCGTAAAAAGGATAGTGATAAATTTTTTGTAAGGTATGGAAGATTAACTAGAGAACCATTACCTTGGCGTGAAGAATGTATAGCAACAGCAAAACTTATATATGATGAAGCTAATGGAGAAATACCCACTATCTATTTTAGTGGAGGTATGGACTCACAAATAGTAGCAGAATCATTTAGATTATCGGGTGTGCCTTTTAAAATAGTTATTATTAGGTTGACTGATTCTTGGAATTGGCATGATATGAAATTTGCTGTAGAGTGGTGTGAAGAATATAATATAGAACCACTTATTCTAGATTTAGATTATAGAAAATTTTTAGAAAATGAAGCATGGGATATTGGATCATTAATACAATCTTGGACTCCTCAATTTTGTATTCTTCCATGGGCTATGGAACTAGTTGATGGTTTTCCTGTGATTGGATATGGAGAAGCTGATTTACATAGAAATAAAAAAATAGCAACCAAATCTTGGAATATAGATACAGAAATATTAAGATGTCAAGAACGATATTTGAGACATAAAAATAGAAATGGTGCTGGGTCGTTTTTTAAATATACACCGGAGTTAAAGATTAGTCAATTTTTAGATTGGGAAACAATTAAATTTGCTAATAATATAGAACATACTGATGTTGCCATGCAGTATAATAAAAATGAAATGTGTATACCACATTTTCCTAATTTAAAACCACGTCCTAAAATTGTAAGTTGGTGCCGTAAGGGAAGACCGTATACAGACTATACTGGATTTGAATATATTCCAAAACCAGAGATGCAGCTGGAACATGAATTGCGAACCGAATTCCAATCTCATTGGGGAAATGTTCAAGAACTTTGGACAGATTATGATGAACAAGTGAAAACTTTAACAATAGGGTATGAACACTTATATGAAAATTTCCAGAATAAACGAATTGATTGATTGGTTGGATAAAAATCCAATTGGTTTATCTTGGATGTCACCACAAACAGAAGTAAGACCATCATTAATTCCTAATGCCGGCAATGGTAGATTTGCTACAGAAGATATAGATGCTGGAGAAACAGTTGTATTAGCAGGTGGTATAGTACTTACAGTTGAAGAATATAACGCTGTGAAATCAAGATGGAACTTTGCAACTGGTGGACAGATTGACCCTAAGCATATGCTATTACAAATGGGTACGGATAAATATGCCGCTACTATCAATCATACTTGTAAACCTAATTGCTATGTTAGTGGACAAATGTGTATTAAAACACTAACAGATATTAAAAAGGATGAGGAACTATCTGTAGACTATGGTACTATACATGACGATGATGTTCTGCAATTTGAAAATTGTCAATGTGGATTTGTTGAATGTAGAACATACGTTACTGGTAAAGATTGGCTCTCATCAGATTTTCAGAAAGCTAACCGATTTACTTTACATTTATTTGAAAAAATAAAAGGCACTAACGACCAAGCTAAACTAGAACAACTTAAAAGATTACAGAAAATAGATTTAAATAAATCAGAGTTATTAAAAAAAGAATATGAGGCCCTAATCAATGATTGATATATTATATAGTAATCCATGTTCATATACTTCTTTTGAATATCTACCATATATACATGGAATTCTTAAAGGGTCTGTCGATGATGTTCCTGGTTTGGGTGATGAAGTTAATTGGTATAAACCGATATACTATAGGAAGAACCATATTAAATTATCTAGATATGATTTAAAAAATCTAAACATTTTTGCTTGTTCTGTTTATACCTGGAACAGGGAAACTAATTATAATCTAGCAGCCGAAATAAAAAAAGAAAACCCGAATTGTCTTGTCGTTGTAGGAGGACCAGAACCTTATTACAGAGACATGGAGTTTTTCTATAAAAATCCACAAATAGATATTGTTGTTAAACATGAAGGTGAGTTTTCCTTTCCTAGAATAGTTGAAGAAGTTGTATTAGGTACTATGGATTTTGAGGATATTCCTGGATTGGTTTTAAAGAATGGTGGCGATACTGGTATGCCAATATTAAAAAAAGAGTTTACTAAATCATATTTCCATGATTATGCTGAAGAATTTATGGAACTTGCACATGATAGTAAAAAATTTTGTCACAGCTCAAACAATACGGCTCTCATGCTAGAAAGTGATAGGGGTTGTCCATTTGGTTGTACATTCTGCGATTGGGGTAGTTCTACTCTACAAAAAATTAGAAAGATTCCTTTAGAAATAGTATATAAAGATATAGAGTTTGCTGGAGAAGCTGGCATTGGATTCATAGATGTTATTAATGCTAACTTTGGAATTTTTCCCAGAGATATAAACATAACATCTAAAATGGCACAAGTTAAAGAAAGGAGTGGTTATCCACCAAGAATTTTTTTACAACATACTAAAACTAAATTAGACCATACAAAAGAAATATTAAAAATTGCTAGAGACGCTGAGATGTTAACCACTTGTGTACTGCCTTTACAATCAACATCCGATATTGTATTAAAAGCCATTGACAGAAAAAATATTCCTCATCAAGAATTAATTAAGTTAGCAAAAGAAACTGGTAATCACAATATACCTATTGAATCTTGTTTTATAATGGGATTGCCAGGAGATAATTATGATAGATGGCAACAAAACTTTTTTGATGTAATGAATGAAGGTATACTAGAAAACTTTATAGTATTTCATTTCCAAATTTTACCAAATTCACCAGCCAATGAACCAGCTTATAAAAAGAAATGGCAGATAGAAACAATAGAACGACACCCACAACAACGACGCCGAAAGAAAGATAATCCAAAAGAGGTAACCTCGTCAGGCGAATTTGTTATATCTACTTCTACATATAGTAGATTAGATTATATAGATATATATAATTTTTCAGCTATGATAAGAAGTTTTCATGGATTTGGATTTACACGATACATTTCAATTTATTTAAAGCTCACACACAATATATTATATGAAGATTTTTATAGAGATTTTCATAATAACTTTTTTATGAATCCAAAATATCCCACAGTATATTCTATATATTCAAAAATAAATGAACATATCAATAACTTTATATTTGATTTAGAAAATGATTGGTTTTGGGAATATGAAGTTAAAGAAGTACCAACATTAAAACCTATGTACGATGTTGAAGAATATATTACAATTTTATTATTACTCAACTTTGCAGAATATAGAAAAGAATTAAAACAATATATGCGAAATACTTATGACATAAAAAACTTATATAGTATAATGAAATTTAATCTAGATTTAATAGTAACTCCTGATTATGATTATACTAAAGGGTTTGTATTTACCATGGAACATGATTGGCCAGAGTATTTTAAAATAGCAAAATCTAATTGGTGGAGCGAACCAATGGATGAACCTAAGAGAATAAAGATTTATAAAGACATATTGCAAACGACAGGTAATCATGCATCTGTGTTATCTAAATTTAAATGGTTAAATTATAGTGGAGACAAGAGAACCGAAACATATATTAGAGATGTAATAGCAACAACATTTAAAAGAGGAGATCCATTGTTATTTGATGTGTTTGAATAGTATTGTTAATTTTGGTCCTTTCTTGCGAGATTGTCTATCTGGTGGCCATCCATTATGATGTTCGGCCGAACTGGCCGACATCATTATTATAAGTTTCTTTTTTACACGCTTAGGTTGTTTTAATTTCTGCATGGAATAGTTCCTCATCCATTATATTATAATAAAAATATTTATATAAATATTTGGACATTTTGCACAAAAGTTCAAGGTTTAGCAATAAAGAAAAGTATAAATAATAGTATAATTTATAAAAAGGGACTATAAATGGCAACAGTTATAAAAGTAAAGCGTAACGAAACCGCAAGTACCCCACCAGGAACCAGTGATTTAGAGGTGGGTGAAATTGCAATCAACACCGCTGATCAGAAACTTTTTATTAAAGATAGTTCTAATGCAATTAAAGAAATTGGTGGTGCAGTCGGTGTTACTTTGCACGATGTAACAACAACAAACAATTCAACATCTAATGATATTCACTTAGACGGTTCTAATATTGTCTTTGAAGGATCAACACCCGATGCAGCTGAAACGACTCTTACTGCTGCTGATCCGGATGTTGATAGAACTATCACCTTACCAAATTCAAATGGTACTTTAGCAACAGATGGAGACATACTAGCCTTCTCGGTAGTATTTGGTGGATAATATATGGCAAGTAATTTTAAAAATGCAGGGATGATATGTTCAACGACAGATGATAGCTCAGCAGATGTTTATACCTGTCCTGCTTCACCAGCATCTTCAAGGGCAGTATTACATGCAGTATATCTATCAAACACTTCACTGACTAGTGTAGCTAATTGTGATATTAAAGTTACGGTAGATGGTGGAACAACATTTAGACATATAGGAAAATCATTAGAAGTTGCAGCTCAAAATACCTTAATATTAGATAAGCCTATTAATTTAGAAGCTTCAGACATAATTAGGGTGGTGTCAGATGTTACGCATCTGGAAGTTTTCCTTAGTATTTTGGAGGTCACCTAATGCCAATGCTTATAAGCACAGCTGCTAAAGCGGAGAGTAGAGAAGCAGCTATAACAGACGAATATGCTCTTCATGTTTTGGATGTAGATGATGATGGAATACTATATTATAAGAAAGTCTATATGTCTGGAGAAGAATCAATAAGTATAAATAGCGGTGAAGGTTTCGCTTATAACGGCATAGAAGATTTAGAAGAAAATTTAGATGGCTCTGATGTAAATGTTAATGCTTCTCTAAAGGGTTATACAGAGTCTGGCCGGGAACAATACGAATCTGACCGAGGCGATAGAGCTTTCGATCAGATGAGAATGGATAAAAATAAATTAACATATTATATGAATAGTGATGGAGAATTAGTAGCCAGATATAATCAAAATTATACTTACGCCGCAACAGAAAACGGTGCAACAGAAAACTGGATAGGATAAAACAATGGCAGATTTTGTATTAGGAAGAATTAGATTCCAATTTAAAGGCGAATGGACAACAGCCACAGCATACATTAAAGATGATTGTGTGGAGTATGGTGGTAATGTTTATGTCGTAAAGGAAAACCACACCTCAAATGCAGATTTTTATGTTGACCTTGCTGCTTCTAAACTAGCAAAGTTTACAAGTGGACAGGCTTGGAAAGGTGCATGGACCGCAACTACTTATTATAAAGTAGACGAAGTAATTTCTTGGGGTGGTAAGAATTATATTTGTAACACCGGACACACATCACAAGCTAGTTTATATGATGATACAGCAAAGTGGACAGAGTATAACTCTGGGTTTGCTTGGAAGGGTGCTTACACAAACGCAACAGATTACAAACTTAATGATGTAGTCAAGTATGGTGCATCAACATATATTTGTAACACACAACACACCGCAGGTGCTACATTAGACGAAACTAAATTTGATCTATTTGCTTCTGGTTTAGAATTTGAGGATTCTTGGGCAGCAGGCACACAGTACCAGTTAGGTGATGTTGTAACTTATGGCGGATACACTTATGCCGCTGTTAGACAAAATGTAGGGGTTTCTCCTTATAATAATACTTCTGATTGGGAAATATTATCTACTGGATTTAAATTAAAGAGTACATATAATAATTCTACTGCTTATAGTCCAGGTGATGTTGTAATCTTTGGCGGACATTCATATTCTGCTAAAGTAGATACAACAGGAAACACCCCAGATTCAGCAACACATTGGGAAAAAATTGTAGAAGGCTTTACATGGAGAGATAGTTGGACAGACACTACGGTTTATAATCCAGGTGACACAGTTAGTCATCTAGCAAATTCTTATCGTTGTAAGCTTACTCACACTGCTTCAAATGGTGTTAATGATCCGGTTACAGACAGTATCGGAACTTACTGGGATGTACTTGCAGAGGGTGATTCGCAGGCAGTATTAACCCAACGGGGTGATGTGCTATCACGAAATGCTACTGCAAATTATAGAATTCCTATTGGTACATCCGGACAAGTTCTTAAAGTTGATTCTGCCGGTCAAGAGCCAGAATGGGGTTATTCTGGTGTTGTTCCTGGTGTGTTTTATGTTGGTAAGAACGGTGCGGATGATGCTACTTCAGGACGAGGAACAACACCTGATAAGCCTTATTTAACAATTAAATATGCTTGTGAAGCATTAGATTCAGCTGCAAAATCTAATCCTGATGCTTCGCTTCGATTAACTAATAATAAAGAATTCCTGAAAGATGAGGTCGTTGCTTGGATTGCTCAACAGGTATTTCTTAATACTAGCAACCCTGGTTCACCTTGGTATAATTATACATACGACAGTGGTAAGTGCGAAAGGGACGTTGGTTATTTAATTGATTCTTTAGACCATGATATGGTCTATGGGGGTAATTCTTGGATCAGACAGTTTGCTATGATGTTTTGGGCAAATGACACTTATCCTGGTGGCCCTTCTGGTGATACCGCATTAATTGACGGTACACGGGAACCAGAAAAGCTTGTTCACGAAAAATTGCGTGATATTATTAATAACAATATATTCACTGGTACAGCTTATAGTTCACTACAATCTCCAGTAATAACTACACAGGACACTTCCGGGAACAATGGAGAAGCTGGCACTGATGCAATTATTACTGCTAGTATTTTAATAGATACTAATGCTTTAGATAGCGGTCTTTCGACTTTGCCTGCACTAGTTACACCAACAACCGATTCTAGAACTTTATTTGTTAGGACCGGTATCTATGAAGAGCAGTTACCGATTAAAGTCCCAGAAGGTGTTGCCGTTATGGGTGATGAAATGAGAAGTGTTACAGTCAAACCTACTTCCGGTAATTCAGATGACGGTTCAACACCTAACAACCGCTCTGATATGTTCCAGATGAACGAAAAGACTACTATTCGTGGCATGACCATGACGGGTCTTATCGGTCAGTTGGCATCTGCTTCATCTGATGGTCTACAACGACCGACAGAAACAGCAGGCGCTACAAGGTCTGGTGTTGCTGTTGCTCTTGATCCGAACGGACTTGTTTATCTACAGTCACCATTTGTTCAGAACGCAGTACACATTAGTTATTCTGGTGCTGTAGGCATTAAGATTGATGGTGGATTACACCCGATGGGTTATGATTCTATTCTTGCTAATGACTTCACACAGATATGTGATGATGGTGTTGGTGTTTGGACAAAGAACGCTGGCCGATCAGAAATTGTATCTGTGTTTACATACTATTGTCATATGGGTTACCTTGCAGATTCGGGTGGTACAATTCGAGCTGCAAACTGTAACAACTCATACGGAGAATACGGAGCTGTATCTTCTGGTGTAGACCCACTTGAAGTACCTGCAACAGGTACTGTTAATAACTTAAGCCAACAGGCTATAGTGGGACGAGTACTTGCAGGACATAATACTGCAGGCACAGGTGCTATACAGAGAATCGAATTTGAATACGCTGGTAATAATTATAACCATGGCGTTGCCGCTACACTAGGTACTTTTGGTGCGGCTCACGGTTCACGAACTCAAGGTTCTTATGTTGCTTGTACTCAAGACGCTACAACAGGTTCTGGTACTGGCTTAATAGTTAATATAGATATTGGTAGTTCTGGTCAAGTAACAGGTCATCTCCTAATTAGTGGTGGTGATGCTCATGCCGCAACTGATACAATTAGTATCAACGACTCTCAGTTGGGAGGCGGCGGTGCACCTGCACTAACATTTAATGTTGCTACTATAGAAACTGCTACAATCGCATTTTCTGGTGCAGGCGCTAGTGGGGCTGCTACACTTGCTATCAATGATGGTGGTGTTAGACACGTTGATGTTACAACAACTGGTGAGAACCATGTAACAACTACATCGTCTGCTCAGACTGGTACTGCAACAACTATTACTCTTGCTTTGTCAGATACAAACGTAACGGGTTTCTATAATGGAATGAGAATTACTATTACCGATGGTACTGGCACAGGTCAGACAGGTATTATTAGTGCCCATAACGGATCAACTAAAGTTTGTACAATAGTTAATGAAGCTGCAGGTTCTGGTTGGGATTATTTTGGAGGCAGATCATCTGCTGAGACAACACTAGATGCCACAACGACTTATGAAATTGAACCACGAATTCATTTCACAGGCGGTGGTACACCATCTAGAACGGCTTTGGCTAGAGTGTCGGTTAAGTCGGCGAAGATTCAGAAAATCTTTATTCTTGATGCTGGAGCAGGATATAGTTCTGCACCAACAGCAATAATTACTGACCCCAATGCAACAACATTAGGAACTGCAACTCCTATAATAGGTAATGGAGTAATTGGCCAATCAACTATTACTGTGGGTGGTACAGGATATAAGACTGCAACAACAACAGGAACCATAAGTGGTGATGGTTATTCAAACATCAACCCAGTGGGTAACAGTTTTGTTGCTGATGGTCTATCAAAGGAACCTAAAGAAGGAGCTAGTTTTCAGTTTGCACATGACGGCAATACAAGTTACTTGGTTGTTAGTGCTACTAATTATGTGGGCCAGACAAAGTTTACTCCGTCTGCGGCAACATATAATCCCGGAACAGGTGTATTAGTATTAACAGTTGGGGCACACTCCTTGACAGTTGGTCAAACAATAGAGATTGCAAATCAAAGTTTAACATTTACTTGTGCTGAAGATAGTCATGGTAGTAACCATTTATACCCACGGCCAGCTGATCCTGCAGGTAATGGTGCATCATTGTCCATCACAGCAGTAACAGCAGATACACTTACCGTGAATGTTGGTGTATCATCTAACACAACAGCACATACATTTGTTGCTTCAACGGCCAATGCAGTTACAGGTGGTCTTGGACAGGCAACAATTACTTGTTCGCCGCTTATAACAAAGGCATTAACTCCGCCTGACAATACAGCTATTACGTTTAGGGATAAGTACTCTAACATCAGAATGACTGGACATGACTTCTTGGATATTGGTACTGGTAGTTTTGCAGACACCAACTATCCGACTGAAGAACCATTACAGGCATCCGATGCTGACGATGAGGTTATTGAGAAAGATCGTGGTAGAGTATTCTACACATCGACTGACCAAGATGGTAACTACAGAGTTGGTGACCTATTCAAAGTACATCAGGCCACTGGTAAGGCTACACTTAATGCTGAGAGTTTTGACCTTTCAGGTCTACAAGAACTGTCACTAGGATCTGTTGCACTTGGAAGTTTTGGGGCTACAGTTTCAGAATTCTCGACAGATGGAACGTTGTCAGGAAATTCAGATAATGCTCTTGTAACAGAGAAAGCAATTAGAACGTATGTTGAAACCCAGTTAGGTGGTGGTAGTAACAACCTGACAGTCAACGAAATTCTTGTTGGTCAGTTAAAACTACATAGTAACATTATTATTACTACAGCAACTAATGGAGATTTAAAATTACAAACAGATGGTACAGGTAAGATTTTACTTGAAGCACAGACACAAACAGCAATTGCGCCAACTGTCAATAATGATGTTACAAATAAAGTTTATGTTGACGAAGAAGCTACTTCAACAACAACAGCTTTATATGCAGATCCTTTGACTGGTGCTTTGATAGAAATTAGGTCCACTAACTTTAATGTGCCATCGCAATCAACATCATTGCCAAATACCGATATGGTTGATACGCAATGGTTCCATGGAAGTACGACAACAGATGTTGCTGTTTCTTCAAAGGGACATTTACAACTTACAGTTACATAATATAAAGGATTAGTATAGAGGAACAAAAATGGCAGTTACAACAACACAAATAGGGAATCTGCATTTCAATTATAAAGGAGCCTTTGATAATGGTGCGACTTATCTGGAAGATGATGTAGTAGAACATCGTAATACAGATTTTGTAGCATTAACAACTGTTCCAGCGGCTCAGGCACCTGCAATTCCAAAGTCAGTAACTTATACCGTTACTGTTGCAGCAGGAACTCTGTATCCTTCAGGATCAGGAAATACATTCCATTTTGCTGGAGAAGGGGTAGGCAATCCAAGTGCTGCAACTACGAATCCAGCTCTTACTGTGAACCGAGGTGAAACACATCATTTTAATTTAGATGATTCTTCTAATGATGGACACCCTTTAGAGTTTGCTACAACAGCATCGTCACAAACATCAAATCTATATACGAAGAATGTTCGTTATTATTTAGATGGTGCGTGGGTAACTCAAACAGAATGGTCAACATTGGCAAAATTCAATGCAGCTACAACACGCAGAATAGAAATCAAATTTGCACCTGATGCACCTGTTGGTGGATCACCAGCAGATTTATGGTATTTCTGTGATGCACATGGTGCTGGTATGGGTAATGAAATTGCAGTAACAAACGCAACACAGTATTGGACACCAATTAGGGAAAGTTTTAATTATCGAGGCACACATGATAATACAAACGGCACAGTATATTATAAGAATGATGTTGTTAAAGTTACGGTAGATTATGATAATACGTTAGGCGGCGCATCCTTTTCTGGTACCGGAATGCTTATGGCTGACCAATCTCGGTCAACTGAAGCAATGTACATTTGTACTATAGAAAATACAGCTGATGGTACACAAGCTACTAAGCCTTGGGATAATAATTCAAATTGGAAATTAATTAATTCTAGACACGACTTTGATGATTCAGTTATAGCTTCAAATAAAGCACAAGGTCAGATTGCTACGTTTACTGGTGATTATTTGGAGACCTTAGAAATCTCCAATCACGATAGAATTATTGGGTCAGAGTTACTTTCACGAAGTAAAGATGGACAATTTCCAGGCACATATTCAGTCAATATGGTCAATTGGATCAACGGCCGCGGCGGCGTAATGCATATAGGTTCAAATAGTGGAGGCGGAAGTGGTACAAATCAAACATTTTATACAGCAACAAATGTGGTTTTTCCGTTTTTAGATTGGTATCGTTCCACCGACCACGGCGGAACAGGCGTTCACAAAACTCCTGATGGACAAGTTCCTAAATGTATTCAACTATTACAGGGGTATGACACTGGTATGGCATTATTTAACAATGGTGAAGTATATCACTGGGGTTATGGTGGACACGGCCAAAGTGGTGATGCATCAACTTCTACCAGAAGTTATCCAGTAAGAGTTGGTGGTTCTTACCAAAATGTATATGAAGCAACCAATGCAACAAATCATACTTGGAGAGATTTGAGAATTTCCAAAATAGCTATAAGTGATTGGGATGGTCCGGATAGTACACACCATTGTGGTGCTATTGATGAGAATGGTGATGTTTGGATGTGGGGATACAACGGTTATGGTCAATTGGGAGATGGTACAACAACCCAGCGAACTCAGCCCACAAAAATTAACAGAGCATTCTTCCTTAATGAAGATATTATTGATATGTGGTTGTGTGGTCATACTTATGGGTGCAGTTATTTCTTAACAGCAACAAACGTGCTTTACAGTTGCGGTTATAATGGATATGGTCAATTAGGACGAGGCAATACTTCTAACCAATCGGTGCCAGTGCCATGTATCGGACCATCAGGCTCTACTGCTACTACAACTTTTGCTGCTACAACTACTAAAATCGTAAAAGTCCAGGTTGATGGGAGGGGTAGTTACGGCCGAGCGGCTGTTTTAGCTGACGACGGCAGATTATACACCTGTGGATATAATGGGTATGGTTGGGCTATGGCTGGAGGAACCGCACAACAGAATTCATTTGTACAGACTGCTTTAGGACACGGTAGTGGCACAGGTGATTGTGACAATTTCTGGTTTGTTGGCAACGGTCAATTTGGATCAATGTGGACACAGAATACAAGTGGAGTAGTTAATTCTTGTGGCCGTAATAATTCATATCAACTGTGCAACGGCACAACAACAGACTCAACAGCACCAGTAATTCCAGAATGGACTATTGGGGGTCTAACCGCAGCGGTTACAAATATTAAAAAGGTGGTTAATAACAATATGGGTAACAGCACTTCTTACCATTATGTTAATGTAGGTGTTATTACAAATTCAGGAAGCTGTTTTGTTAATGGCAGGAATAATCAAGGCTCACTATCAATGGGGTATACTGATACTTGGGCAGGTGCTTCACAAAATTTACCCAATCTAGTAGAAGAAAAGAATAATGGTAAATTGCAAATGCCCAGACTAATGAATGATTTTCAAGGTCACATGGAAGATATTAGGCCGGTTCATTATGCTGGTAATGACACAACTAGTCATTATTGGCATTATGTGTGGAAAAATGATCGGAACCGTATTTGTATGTCAGGATATCCTACATCAATGCACGGTAATATGGCCGAGCACAGGCAGACAATAGCGCAACCACCAGCAATTGGATAAAATTTTAAACAGGAAAAACAACAATGGCAACAATTGATTTAGGAAAATTAAAGTTTTCATTTGAAGGGGACTGGGATCCTAATATTACCTATGAAGTAGGTGATACGGTCCAGCACGGCGGTAAGATTTGGTATTGTAAAAAATCTTATTCCCCAAATTCACATGAAACATTTGCTCCTGGCGATAAAGGACAGGGATATAAAAATTATAAAACGCTATGGAATTTACGTTCTAAATTTAGCGGACATTTGGAAACAGATGAAGATATTAATGCTTATCATAGCTTTGATGATACTTCTAATTTTCCTTATAATTATCGACCAGTAGATAACAACCACCAAGTAGAAAGAGTAGATATTGGTGCCGGCGTTATGAAATATTATATTGATAGTATTAAAACGCCTGAAACTTTAGGTATTGATGAAAATGGAATGGATGTTTCATTTGCTGAAATGGGTTATTATAGTTTTCATCAAAACGGCCCAGCTGAAAAGGGGTATCCTTTAGATTTCAGCATAACAGCTGATGGTACTCATAACAGCGGTGTTTCGCTTTGGACATCAGGGGATGATTCGCCTCTTAAATACTTTTTAAATAATAAAGAGGTTACCCAGGCACATTATGAAGCAACATTAAACACGACTAGTAGCACCTATCAAGATATAGAAAATTTAAATCGTAAAGTAGAACTTCATGTTCCTGTTGGATATGAGAAAATTTATCCTTTCTCTAAAACTACTGCAGCAATGTATGATAGTAAAGGAATCCATGTTAATAAAGGTTGGATCGGACACGAATATTGGGACTTAATGTCTATGGGTGGAATAAACTATAGAGGAGATTATGATGCTTCAACTCAATATTATTGGGGTGATATAGTATCTATGAAAAGTCAAGAGTCAAGTAATACTTCTGGTTTTTATAGGGCACTACGAGATAATGTTGGTGCACCTCCATATATGACCAAAGAAATGAATAGAACTCGTTCCGACTTGATGGCAGATGCTGCAACAACATCAGGACGATCTAAAGATGCTATGGGCAAATATAGTCCAATTCAAAGTTGGCATAATAGTTGGGAACAAATTAGTGGTGGTAATAGTAACGATCAGGCAGCTATTTGGGCATCTAATATGGGTCGGATCGCTTGGAAATATAAAGAGCCATTGAACAACCCAGGGACAGGCATCTATCGCAATAGAACATTTATTGATAAAAATGGATGCGTGTATTCTTTGGGTTATGGTAGTTCATCAACACCACACACAACTCGTCCGTTAAGTTATTTTTCGGAAGTAGATTTTGTATTTAGAGATTGGAATGAATCAGGAGATAAAAGTCATTTTGGCCATAATGATCCTAGCATTAAAGGGTTTTCTTCAAACGGCCGACACACAAATCGAGCTGATAAGAGAAGGACACCTAAGTGTGTTCAGATTTGTCAAGGTTATGATTGGAAGTATTTCCTTTTTGATAACGGAGAAGTCCAGCATAAAGGTTATGGTGGACACGGCCAGGCGGGCCATGGGCAATTTAGCGATCATCGGATGCCTCAAGTAGGTCAAAACCTACGTGGTGTGTTTATTGTTAAGATTGCGGCTAACAGTGGTCCAACAGAGACTAATAATCATGCTTGTATGGCTCTTGATGATAAAGGCCAGGTTTGGACATGGGGCTATAATGGCAACGGCGAGCTTGGTAGAGGTCGTACCGAGCATTGGGGCTCTCCATTCAAAATTCCTCAAGAATATTTTGAAAACAAACGAGTAATTGATATTGCTTGCTCAGGACACAGCTCCACAATGGTTGCACGAACTCAAGACGATCATCTGTATGGTTGGGGTTATAATGGTGCTGGCCAACTTGGACAATCCAATACAACAAACCATTATCGACCAGTAAAAATTGGTGGTGGTGGGTCAGCTACTAACCAGTGGGATCCAGCAGTGGATGGTATGGCTTGTTGGCAAATTGCTGGGTATAGTGGCAACACCAGTATTTGGATTTTAGATAATAATGGGTATATATGGCACTCTGGATATAACGGTTATGGTAATTCCGGAGGATCAGATACAACAAACCACCAAGACGGATGGGTCAAAATGACATCTGCACCTGGTGGTGATATTGTTGATATTTGGGGAATCTCCTGGAACGGTTATGTCGGACTCTTTATAAGAACTAAAAACGGCGATACATATCATGCCGGAGCTTCAAGCGGCAATTATCTCGGGTTGGATGGTGCTACTGGATCTGATTATCCACCTTCACTTATTACAAAGATTAAAAATCTTAAAGATATTGGTACATGCGGAACATATAGTGATGTTGGTCATACTTGGGCTCTTACCGATTCCGGTGAGTTCTTAGGACAAGGCTATGATTCTTATAATGAAGGTGGCAATCCATATGCAGGCAGCAATTGGACAGGTGAAGATGGCACATATAAGCCATATCACAAGTATATTCCTGCTGGCACGAAAATAAGTCATGTTATTCCTCAAGGCATATATGAAAGTACCAATTACTTTGGTAATATGCCGTGGGTTATAACAGAAGATGGTCAAATCCTATTATGGGGATTTAGCGGTTATTCATCTAATGAAGGCAATCACTTAAATGGCCATAATTCATGGTGTTATAACAGTAACAATAATGGACTAATGTCTAATCCTGGCATGGGTCGGTAAACATATAAATATTAATAACAAAAAAATATAACTTTTAAATGGAGAATAGTTAAAATGGCGAAGAAGATTTTTAGTCACAAGTCCATTGCCCTTACAGATGATTATGTTGCGCCAGTGGTAGCTGATGTAGAAGATACCCCTGTGTTCTTGGCTTCACATGATGATAAGGAATGGTTTTCTTATGATGACGCAAAGGTAACAGTAACAACAGGTCAGGGAGATTTTGAAGTTACCGTATATGATAAAACCACTGATGCAGCTGCATTAGCGGAAGTAGCTGCGGTGAGTCAGGTCCTAATTCGAGGAACGGTGGACATTCAATCAAAACTTACCTTAAATACACCTCTATCGAAATTGTTGCAAGGTATAGTAGATAGTGATGCTGATGTATTAGCATCTATCGCTGCAATCGGAACAGAAGAAGAAGAATTTAAAGCAAGTCTTGGATTCTAAAAAATAATTTAAAATAAGGGTAAACAAACATGGCTTTAGACATTAATAAATTAAAGTTAACCTGGAAAGGTCCATGGCAAGAACGAACATGGTATGATAAAAATGATATTGTACAATGGCAAGGCAAATCTTATCGGTGTATAAGAGATAATCCACGAGATTATAGTATTTCATCTGAAGGTACAACAGGCACCACTCACTATAATTTCGAGCATCCCGAAGTCGTTAAATGGTCGTGTCGGCCGGATAATAAAACTTATTGGGTTGTTCATATTCGCGGCAACGTTGATGTTTCAACATGGGATTATCATCGCCAATATGAAGTTGGAGAAATGTGCAAAGCCAATGGACATCTTTACCAGTGTATAAAAGGTACTCGGTATAAAAATACTTGGGTAGAAGAAACGGACTATTGGGTTAAAGTATTAGAATCCTCTAGAGGACGAGATGGTAGACACGAAGGTATTGCATTTAGAAACAGTGCTCCATTAGGTTGGAAATATAATATGGGCTACAAGATGCACCAGAGTCAACAAATGACTGGTTATAGTAGCATGCATATTTGTTCTGATGGAACAGTACAGTGCGTTGGTGGTAACGATCAAAATGGATATAATGGCGTTGGCGCCAGCAGTGTTGGTGGTAGCTCTAATAGAGCTAAACACCATTATCCTGGATTTACTTTCACTGATTGGTTAAATAGTGGAGATAATAGTTCATGGAACACTTTAGCAGCTGCAGCTGGTGAAGGACTGATTACACCTGATGGTGAAACTCCTCGGGTTGTACAGTGTATAGGTAGTGCCCACAATTCATTCTTCTTAATGAACAATGGAGAGGTTTATGGTGCTGGATATAATGGAAATTCACAGTTGGGAGAGCGATCAACATCCGATCGCTATTATCCAGTTCGCTGTGCTGCTGATGACCATATTGATTGGTTAGGTACTCCAATTGCGAAAAGCTTTAGTGAGACAAAAATAATTAAAATAGAATCCAGTTCAGCTGGAGCTAATACAAGTAGCACTTCTTCTACTATGGCTTTAGGACAAGATGGTTCTGTTTGGATGTGGGGATATAATAACAACGGTCAATTAGGTTTTGGCAACCCAGATGTAAAGAATAGTGGTGATTTCAACGGTAGTGGTACAGCTAAAGGTCCTGATGGACAAGATTATACTTATCCAAATACTTGGGCATGGTATAGTTCTAACTTTAGTAGACCAATGCGAATTCCACAATTTTTCTTTGATGGTAAAATGATCGTAGATATTTACGCTTCTGGTAGCAATGAGGGTAGATTCTGGGCATTAGATGAAGAAGGGTTGCTCTGGGCTTGGGGTCATAACAATAACGGCGAACTAGGAGTTGGCCATCGGAATGGTACTTACTATATGCACACTCCTACACTAGTTAGTGTTGATTTCAATTATTATGGCGGACTTAAAAAATTAGATTTTGTGCCAAGCGATAGTTCAGCGTCTACCGGTTTATTATTCGCATTGGATGGTGAAGGTTGGTTGTGGGCTGCTGGCCATCACAGCGCAGGCCAGATGCCAGGGTTTAGTAGAATGGGCGGACACGACTCACACCAAATGGGCTCATTTAAACGATTGAATTTCCGACCAAACGGCGACATTGAAGATTTTTGGCCAGGTGGTGAAACGGGTTATGAATTCCACTTTACATTCAAACAGAAAAGCACCGGCATGACTTGGACTACATCAGGCAATTACGCTCACGGCGATTTAGGACACAGTCCGTCTGGTTCTATGTATTGGTATCAATCGACTGGTCATCCTGGACACTTTGTACAAATTAAGGGTCCTCGCTGGACCAAATATGCTACTAGTCATAACCATGATGGTGGTGATGGTAGTTATCAATGGACTAGTCCGATATATCTAGACAGTAATGGCGATTGTTGGAGTGGTGGTTATAATACTTATGGCTACAAAGGGTTGGGTTACTACGAGGGCAGCAGCAACTCCTGGGGATGGAATAGTGATGAATCTCCTGCTGAGAACTATCCTGATTTTGATCAGCTGAATTATTCAAATAAACGTCGAGCACTTCTCCCAGCTGGTACTAGAATTATGAATATTGGAGCTTTTGGTTACGCCCACCGGCCAATGCAAGCTTGGATGGATGATAGAGGTAAGATGTTGTGGACAGGTAACGATTCCGATTCCCACCGGTCTTGTTTTCACTATAGTTTCTGGGAATACTCAAGAAATGACCAAGGTCAAGAATCTCAACATGTCATGCACTCCGGACCGTGTGACTAAATAGTTTTTGACTAAATATTCTATAGGGGTAGAAGCAATTTCTACCCCTATAGCAATAATAAGAGGTTATTATATAATGAATAAGCGTACAGATAATTTACGTTCTTTAACGATGGAAGTTCATCATAAATCAGAACGGCATGAAATAGCAGAACAAATGTTAAAAGGAGATATTGATCCTGAAACATATGCAGTTTATCTTTGGAATTTATATCAAATTTATGTAGTATTAGAAAATGCAGCTCTTGAATTAAATTTAATTAACGAAGATACGCTTCGTTCTTCTAAGTTGTTGGATGATTTTCAAGAATTATGGGACAAAGATTTCCCGGCACCCACCTGTAACACTACAAAAAAGCATAAAGATAGGATAATAAAAAATTTCCACAACCCCACAATAATTATGGCTCATGTGTATGTTAGACATATGGGTGAACTACATGGTGGTCAAATATTAAAAAATCAAGTTCCGGGTTCCGGAAAATTTTATGAATTTGATGATGCTAAAACTGCTATAGCTGAAATTGTTTCAAAATTGGATGATAGTATGTATGATGAAGCTGTTGCTGTATTTGAATTATCTAATGAACTTTTAGATGAAGTTTTAGAATATCAACAACAAAATAATTTAGGAGTTGAGTAGATGTTATTTTATATAGGACTAACAGTATTTTTGCTGTTGCATATTTTTGTTATGGGGAGACATATTAGCCCATGGTTATTTAATGCTAGATTAAAACTTATTGAAAAATGTGAACCTAATGGTGAAGTTAATTTTAGGCTGTACTATTCAATTATAGATGTAGCGTGTATTATTTTAATGTTCATTGGTTGGCAAACAGAATACAAATCTATTCTTCTATGGTGTATAGGTCTTGGTGCTCTTTACTATTTGGCATTGATTCCTAAATTCATAAAAGATGCTAAACAGCGTTAAAAGGATGAAAGAAACTTTTAAATTTTTATTGCAGAGCTATCCAAAATTGAAATCAGATGAATATATTGCTCATCAAATCATGGTAGTGTTTGTTATATTGATTTTATTGTTTATTGCATGAGTGTTTTATGGGACAACCTTATATCATTACAAGATGAATTTATAAAAAAATTTGATGATGTAGGTGTTGAAATATTTGAACCGGGTATGGATCATTTCAACCAACCTGGATGGATGAATAGAGTATGGCAAACCGAGTCAACTAGACGTTGCCATATAGATGTTGTGGATGTTCGTGATACAAAGAAATTATGGATGATGCACGTTTGTATTTTTCCTAATTTAGATAATACTAGTCCAATATTTGGCTTTGATGTTATATCAGGTAAAAATAAAATGACAGGAGCTTTCCATGATTTTTCTGCAACAACAGATAAGAATCATTTTATGATACAGTGGTTTGCCGATTCTGTTTCCAGTTTTGTTCCTAGTAAAAAGAGGTCTTTGCCTGAATGGGCCTTAAATATATTTTCTCCTTCTATGATTGCTGCTAGTAATGTTAATACAGAAGCAGAATCATTAGATATTATAATGCTAACATTAAAAAACTTAAATTATTATTTTGATAATGTATCAGAATCTAATGGAAGGGGAATTGTTCAAGAAGTATCTGAACGCCAAAATTATTATTGTGACAACCAAAAAAAGAATCCACATACCCCAAAGGTAATGAAGTCTTTAGGGTTGGATGAAGAAGATGTGAATTTGTTTTGCTCAGATATTTTGTTTCCCCGTATAAATATTGAGCATGATATATCTTGATAAATTTCAGGAAATTATAGAAGGCCTTAAAGAAGAAGGCAACTATAGAGTTTTTAATGATATCCTCAGAGAACGTGGTAAATTTCCGCAAGCAATATGGTATTCCAAATACGCTGTTAAACGAATAGTTAATTGGTGTTCAAATGATTATTTGGGCATGGGTCAACACCGTTATGTTATAGATGCAATGCGAACAGCATTGGAGAGTTCTGGTGCTGGTTCAGGCGGAACAAGAAACATATCAGGCACCACACATTATCATGTTGCTTTAGAACAAGAGTTAGCAGAATTGCACCAAAAAGAAGCCGCTCTGCTTTTTACTTCAGCTTATATTGCAAATTCAGCAACTTTAGAAACTATGGCTAAAGTTTTGCCTGATATTACTTTTATAAGTGACAGTATGAACCATGCATCCATTATTCAAGGAATTCGTCACAGTAGAGCTAAGAAAGAAATTTGGAAACATAATGACTTAAAGCATCTTAAAGAATTACTTGAAAAAACTCCTGATCCTAAATGTGTTGTTTTTGAATCTGTTTATTCTATGGACGGAGATATATGTCCATTAAAAGAAATTGTAGCATTATGTAAAAAATATAAAGCTATAACTTTTCTAGATGAAGTTCATGCAGTAGGCTTATATGGAGAAGGTGGTGGCGGTATTACAGAACGTGATGGTGTTGAAGTTGATATAATAAACGGAACATTAGCTAAAGCGTTTGGAATACAAGGAGGTTATATTGCTGCTGATAAAGATTTTCTAGATGCTATACGAAGTTTATCTTCTGGATTCATATTCACCACAAGTATAAGTCCAGTTATATGTGCTGGAGCCTTGACCTCTGTTAAGTATGTTAGAGACCATAACAGCTTAAGGCTTACTATGCAAGAGCGTTCCCAAAAAACTAAAGAAGAATTGGAACGAAATGGTATAAGCGTAATGAAAAATCCATCACATATTGTTCCTGTTATTATAGGTGATGCAACAAAATGTAAGAGAATTAGTGATGATTTATTATATAAGGATGGGATTTATGTACAACCTATAAATTATCCTACCGTAGCAAAGGGTACCGAACGATTAAGGTTTACTCCAGGACCTTTTCATACGGATTTAATGATATATGATATGGTAATTAAGTTGAGGGATGCAATGCGACACAACGAAATTTTATAAATAGTAGCAAAAGAATTGGAGTTTTTATGTCACTAATTAATAATCTAGTCGTTGAAGCTGATGCAGATTTCTCGGTTTCTGTAGAATTGACAAATGAAGATGCTGATGGAAACATCACAGTCCTTGATTTAACTGGTTATACCGCTTTAGCTCAAATACGAAAACGATACGGAACTAGCTCCGCATCTGAAACCTTTACTATTGCTTGGCCCGCAGATAGAACTACTGGGAAATTAGAGCTTGGATTGACTGACACACAAACTGGTAACCTCAAAGACGGTAGATATGTTTGGGATTTACAATTAACCGATTCTTTAGGAATTAAAACAAGAACTTTAGAGGGTAGGTTAGTAGTTCAGCCTTCCGTTTCTAGATAGGGAGAATAAAGGGATATGGCTACTAGTTCATCTGGTACTACACTAAAAGCAAAAGTAGTAAAGTCACAATTAAAGCTTAGAACTTTAACGGATTCTAATTTTGGCACATTATCAGCTGCTGATGATAATAAAGTTGTGTTTTATGATGCAGCAACAGACTCTTGGAAATTGAAGGACCTTATCACAGACGTAGATTATACGGTTCTTACATCTACAGGCTCTATTGTGTTTGATGGGGGAACATTTTAATGCCCACTATATCAAAATTTCTAATAAAAAGGTCTTCCGGAAATACAGCTCCTACCGATTTAAAATCGGGGGAAATAGCTTATACATGGGGAGGTGCTACAGCATCTAACGGCGGCCAAAGATTTTTTATTGGTGCAGGAGATGAGTATCCTACAGGCCCCGGCGGAGAATTAGAAGCTGAATTTGTACATACAATTGGTGGTAAGTATTTCACCGATTTGTTAGATCATATTCGAGGACAAGTTTCTCCAGATTCTGCTTTAATAGTTGATGAAGATAAAAAATTAAACGAGCTTAGGGTTGATAGGGTAACTATAGATGGAAATAATGTCGGTATCTTCCATGAATATACCTCAGGCGGACACTTAAACATTGATGCTCAAGGCACACAAAATCTAAATCTAGGAACACTTACAAGCGGTTCTGTTGTTAAGATTGGTAATGCAACTTCAGAAACTACTGTTCAAGATAATCTCACAATTGCTGGAGATTTGACAGTTTCTGGCAGTTCTCTTTTCTCTGGTGATTTAGCCCTTTCTGGTGCTGTAGATATTACTGGTGACCTTGATGTTGATAATATCAATTTAAATGGCAATGCTATTACAACTACGACAGGTGCATTATCTATAGACCCTAACGGCACTAATGCTTTACAGTTAGGAACAGCAACTAGTGGTTCTGTAATTTCAATTGGTCATTCCGTATCAGAAACAACTATCAATGATAATCTAACCGTTACTGGAGATTTGATTGTTAATGGTACCCAAACAACTCTTAATGTTGCAACCATTACAGTAGACGATAAGAATTTAGAATTATCGGCAGTAGATACTCCTACTGACGGTATAGCGGATGGCGGTGGTATCACCCTTAAAGGCACTACAGACAAAACTATACTTTGGCAAAATGCTGATAATAGATGGCATTTCAATCAAGGTATTGATATAGATTCTGGTGATCTTATTGTTGATGGCACAACAACATTAAATTCAGATTTAGATTTTAATTCTTCAAATATTGATGTTTCAACACAAGCAACAGATATTAATATTATTGATAACAGTGCTACAGCTCTTACTATTTCTGAAGGTGTTACAAATTATGCTGTATTTCATACCACAGATTCCGGTGAGAAAATACAATTTCTTAAAGATGTAGATATAGATTCTAATGTAGAAATTTCAGGTACCCTTACAGTTGAAGGATTATCAACTCTTAATGGCGGCACATTAACTTTTGGTGATGCCGACACAGATAATGTGGTGTTTGGTGCTGATGTTAATTCTAATATTATACCCAATTCAGACAGCACATTCGACTTAGGTACCGCCACAAAAGAATGGAGAAATATCTATATTGACGGCACAGCTCACATTGATACATTAGATGTAGATGAGAACGCGGCCATAACAGGCACGTTAGGAGTTACTGGTGCTACTACTCTAAGTTCCACATTAGGTGTGACTGGTGTTTCGACACTAAACGACCAATTAAATGTTAATGCTCCTGTGGAGATAGCAGGTGCAAGTTCGTTTATACATCTACCAGATGATACAGAAATTTATATAGGAACAAGTAATGATTTATCTTTTTACCATGATGCTACGGATTCCTATATTACAAACAAAACAGGCTCATTAAAAATTGCTACAGAAACTTCTGGTGTTCCTGTTTCAATAGGTCATGGAACATCAGAAACTACTATCAATGATAATCTCACAGTATCAGGTAATGCAACCGTAACCGGCAATCTTACCGTTGAAGGATTATCAACACTCAATGGTGGCACATTAACACTAGGTGATGCTGCTACAGATAATGTGGTGTTTGGTGCTGATGTTAATTCTAATATCATTCCTAATACAGATGGTGCTTATGATTTAGGTGCTGCTACACAAGAATGGAAAGATTTATATTTAGATGGCACAGCCCATATTGATACGTTAGATGTTGATGTTAATGCTACAGTTGCTGGTACATTAGGAGTAACTGGTGCTACTACTCTAAGTTCCACATTAGGTGTTACTGGTGCTACCACACTGAGCGATACATTAGATGTTACTGGTGCTACAGGTATAGACGGCGACTTTGACATTAATACAAATAAATTTAATGTTGCTGCAAGTTCAGGTGATACTGACATTGCTGGTACATTAGACGTTGTTGGTGCTACAGGTATAGATGGTGATTTTGATATTAACACCACTAAGTTTACTATTGCAGCTGCAACTGGTAATACAGATACCGCTGGTACATTAGGTGTTACTGGTGCTACCACACTGAGCGATACATTAGATGTTACTGGTGCTACTACACTGAACGACACATTAGATGTTACTGGTGTAATCACGACAACAACTCATGTTGATATGCCAGATAACGCTAATATTAAATTAGGTACAGGCGACGACTTACAGCTGTACCATGATGCTACAGATTCCTATATTACAAACACAACGGGCTCATTAAAAATTGCTACAGAAACTTCTGGTGTTCCTATTTCAATAGGCCACGGAACATCAGAAACAACAGTTAATGACAATTTAAATGTTGCCGGCAATTTAGATGTAACAGGAAATGCAACCGTAACCGGCAATCTTACCGTCGAAGGGCTTTCAACTCTTAATGGCGGCACACTAACTCTTGGTGATGCCGATACAGATAACGTGGTCTTTGGTGCTGATGTTAATTCTAATATCATTCCAAATACAGACGGTGCTTATGATTTAGGTTCAGCAACTCAAGAATGGAAAGACCTCTATATAGATGGTACAGCACACATTGATGATTTAGATGTTGACAATAACGCTACTGTTGCTGGTACATTAGGGGTAACTGGTGCTACTACATTAAGTGATACTCTAGATGTTACAGGGGTAATTTCAGCAACAACTCATGTCGATCTACCAGACAATGCAAACCTCAAGTTAGGTACTGGTGATGATTTACAACTCTACCATGACGGTACAGATTCGCATATTGACAATACTACAGGAACATTAAATATTGCTACTGCAACTTCTGGTGGTCCTGTGTCGATTGGCCACACGGTGTCAGAAACTACCATCAATGATAACTTAACCGTTACAGGTGATGCTACAATCAATGGTGCTACATTAGACGTTAATGCTGATGTGGAGATTGATGGTACATCAACAATAACTGGTGCTGTAGATATTACAGGTGATCTTGATGTTGATAATCTCAATCTTAATGGTAATACAATCATATCAACAGACACTAATGGTCACATTAATCTCACACCAGATGGTTCTGGTACAGTTATAGTTGAAAGTGCTGTTCTTAATACAGATGTTGCTGGTACTGCTGTTTTAGATGACGATACTTTTGCAACTGCATCAAGTACAACCCTTGCTACATCCGAAAGTATTAAAACATACGTTGACACACAGATTACAGCTGAAGATTTAGACCTTACTACAGACAGTGGCACAATAGCTATTGACTTAGACTCTGAAACGCTATCTATTGTTGGTGGTGAAGGTGTAGATACTTCTGCTACAGGAAACATTGTAACTATAACCGGCGAAGATGCTAGCACGTCTAATAAGGGTGTGGCATCCTTTGATGCAACACATTTCGATGTTACGGCCGGGGCAGTAAATATACAGGCTGATGCTATTGATGATACTCTTATTGATTGGGGTACAGGTACAAATCAGGTCAGCACAGATGATGTACCAGAAGGTGCAAGTAATCTTTGGTATACAGATGAACGTGTTGATGACCGTGTAAGTAACCTAGTTGTTGATGGTGAAGGTATCACCACAACTTATAACGACAGTGCTGGTACATTTACCATTGATGCAGAGGACGCTACAGATTCTAACAAGGGTGTGGCATCGTTTGCTAATACTGATTTTACAGTAACAACTGGTGCAGTTGGTATTAAGGCACTTGGTGTATCTAATGCACAACTTGCTGGTTCGATTGAGAATGCTAAACTAGTCAATTCTACTATAGTATTGGGTAGTGATACAGTTAATCTTGGCGATACGATTACAGATGTTAATGGTCTAACACAATTAGATGTAGACAACATTAGAATAGATACCAACACGATTAGTTCTACAGATGCAAATGGAGATATTGTATTAGATCCTAATGGAACTGGATCAGTAGATGTTAACAGTGCAAGAATTATTAATCTTGCAGAACCAACTCAAACAACGGATGCTGTTACTAAACAATATGTCGATGCAGTAAAGAGTGGTCTTGATATTAAAGATTCTGTAAGAATGGCTACAACAGCTGATTTGTCGGGCACATATGCTAACGGCACATCTGGTGTTGGTGCAACATTGACTAACAATAGTACCCAGGCTGCATTTGCAGTAGATGGTGTTACAGCATCTCTTAATGATAGAGTGCTGGTTAAAGATCAGACTGCACAGGCTGAGAATGGTATCTATACAGTAACAACACTTGGTGATGGTTCTACAAATTGGGTATTGACTAGAGCTACAGATGCTGATGGTGATCCATCACAAGAACTAGATGGTGGAACATTTGTATTTGTTGAAGAAGGTACCATTGGACAAGATAATGGATACACATTTACTCATAATGGTGTACCAACAATCGGAACGACTGCTCTACCAGTAGCGCAGTTCTCTGGTGCAGGACAAGTAATTGCTGGTGATGCATTAACCAAAACAGGTAACACATTAGATGTTGCAGTAGATAATGCATCTATTGAAGTTGTTGCTGATGCGTTGCAAGTTAAGGCCTTAGGTGTAACTAATTCAATGCTTACTGGTTCTATTGATAATAATAAATTATCTAATAGTTCAGTAACAATAAACAGTCATTCACTGTCCTTGGGTGGCACATTAACACTAGATACAGATGATTTTGCTGAGGGTACAAACATATTCTTCACTAATGAAAGGGTTGATGACCGCATTAATTCTTTGGTACAAGATGGTGAAGGTATTACCACAACATATGATGATGTTGCCAATACATTCACAATAGCTGCTGAAGATGCTACAGACACTAATAAAGGTGTTGCATCGTTTGCCAGTGGGGACTTTGCAGTAACAACTGGTGCAGTTGCGATTAAGTCCTCTGGTGTTGATAACGCACAGTTGGCTAATGATTCTGTTACTATTAACGGTAACGTTATTGCATTGGGTGGTACATTAACTCTAGATTCTGATGATATTGCTCAGGGCTCTACAAACTTATATACAAGTCCAGAAGCTATTGATGATCGGGTATCTCAGTTGGTACAAGATGGTGAAGGTATTACTACAACATATGATGATGCAGCTAATACATTTACGATTGCAGCTGAAGATGCTACAGACACTAATAAGGGTATTGCTACGTTTAACACGGCAGATTTTAGTGTAACTAGTGGTGATGTTACTATTAAGAGTTTAGGTGTAACAAATGCCCAACTTGCAGGTAATATAGACTTAACTACGAAGGTAACAGGCACTCTGCCAATGTCAGAGGGTGGTACTGGAGTCACTACATTAACAGCTAATGGTATCCTTTATGGTAACAATGGTACGGATATACAAGCAACAGCAGAAGGAACAGATGGTTACTTCTTATATTCAAACTCTGGGACTCCAGATTGGACTAATGTAATAGATGGTGGAACATATTAATGGCTATACCAAATTCTAAATCTACATTGAAGGATTGGTGCTTGCGAAAATTAGGAGCACCTGTTTTAGAAATTAATGTTGATGACGATCAGGTCGATGATCGGATTGATGAAGCGCTTCAATACTTTTATACTTTTCAGTATAGTGGTATGGAGCGTGTATATCTTAAACATTTAATTACAGAAGCTGATGTTGCTAGATCCGGTACAGATGAAACGGAAACTTCAACTGATATATCGGATTCAGGAATAACAACAGATTGGAAAACAGGGAAGGGATTTTTAGTAATGCCTGATGCGGTTCAAAGTGTGTTAAGAGTTCTGCCGTTTAGTGATAGAGGCAATCTTAATATGTTTGATGTTCGTTATCAGTTAAGATTAAATGACCTCTATGATTTTTCATCCGAATCAGTTATCCACTATCAAATGACCATGTGGCATTTAGATTATTTGGATATGATTTTAATAGGAGAAAAGCCTTTACAGTTTAATACTCATAAGAATAGGCTTTATATTAATATGGATTGGGGTGATGATGTTCAGGTAGGAGAGCATATCATTATAGAATGTTATCGAAAATTAGATCCTACAACCTGGACAGACGTATATGATAATTTATGGCTAAAAAAATATACAACAGCTCTCATAAAGAAACAGTGGGGTGAGAATCTTATTAAGTTTCAAGGAGTAACAATGTTGGGCGGAGTTTCCATGAACGGTGAAACGATATATAATGAGGCTAAGGAGACAATTCAAAAATTAGAAGATGAATCAAGAACTACTTGGGAAGAACCACTCCACTTTGACATTGGTTAAAAACTGTGCCTACTACAAATTTATATTTCTCTAAAGGGACGACCAATGAACAATTGCTTTATGAAGATTTAGTAATTGAAGCGTTGCAGATATACGGACATGAAGTTTATTATATACCTAGAATCCTTGTAAATGAAGATGATCTCTTGGGAGAAGATACTCTTAGTAAATTTGAAAGCGCTTATCCCATGGAAATGTGGATGGAAACTCCAGAAGGTTATCAAGGCGAAAAGGAAATTATTACAAGGTTTGGTCTGGAGATACGAGATGAAACCATATTTGTGGTTTCTCGTAGACGTTGGGAAGATATTTTAATTGCAGCATCAGGTACAGGGTCATCCACAGCTCTAACAGATACGGAATATTTAGATGGTATTCTTGGGACTGGGAGGCCGAATGAAGGAGATTTAGTATGGCACCCAGAAGTAAAAAAATTATTTGAAATAAGTTTTGTAGACCATGATGATCCATTTTATCAGATAGATAATCTCCCTGTATATAAATTATACTGTAGAACTTATGAATATTCAAGTGAAGCAATTGATACTGGAATTTCTGAAATTGATAATGTTGAAGAAGCCCACACACTTGATCCTAGAAATTGGCATCTTGTTGGCGAAAGTCCATTCACATATAACGAGGCAATTCGCTTGGAAGCAGGAACAGATATAACTAGTACCGGACTAATAATAGATGAAACCGATGGTGATAATATAATTTGTGAAGATGAAGTTGGTGTTGATTCTATTCTTTATGAAGATGATGAAGGTGATGAATACTATATAATATTAGAGAACTTTAAAATGGAAGAACAAATGCCACAAGCGGATAATGATTTCTTTGAAGATGAAGCTATAGGGACCGAATCTATAGATGGAATACTTGATTTCAGTGAGAAGAATCCTTTTGGTGAACCTACGGAGGGTATGTGATGCTCGGAGAACATTTTTATAATGAATCGTTTAGAAAAACTATTATAGCTTTTGGTTCATTATTCAACAACGTAACTATATTTAGAAAAAATAAAGCAGGAACAAAGACACAATCTTTGAAAGTGCCTTTAGCATATGGTCCAAAACAAAAATTTATTGCTAGATTAGAACAAGACCCAGCTGGGACACAATCTATAGCTATTACTCTTCCTCGTATAGGGTTTGAGATTCAAGGATTTACATATGATCCTGATAGAAAATTAAATAGAATTATTAAACATAAAAAGGTTAATGATGATACTAGTAAAAAACTAAAGTCAATGACCTCACAGTATACACCCGTACCTTACAATATGAATTTTGAATTGTTTGTTATGGCAAAAAATAGTGATGATGGTATTCAAATTGTTGAACAGATACTACCATACTTTCAACCAGAATATACAGTAACGATTAAAGAAGTTCCTGAAATGGATCTCATTAGAGATGTTCCAATAATTTTAAATGATATTAATTATGAGGATACTTATGCTGGTGATTTTACAGAACGCAGGGCTATAATTTATACTATGAGTTTTAGTGCTAAAACATATGTTTATGGTCCAGTTTCTACACAAGAACAGATTACGAAAGCGCAAGTGGATATATACTCAGATTTGCCAGCAGAAGCACCTTCACGGCACCATCGTATTGTTGTAGAAGCAACTAGTCCGCCATCATCAGCTGATGCGGATGATTTTGGATTTAATGAAACTATTAGTGAATGGACTTGATTATGAATAATGTTGATGATGCAATCAGTGATGCTCTTGGTGTAGCAAAAAATATAAAAAAAGAGGTATTAAATCCTAAGCCTTTGGCTACACGGCCAGCAACGTCTGTAATGACTACCAGTGAACGGGAAATGGATACTGACGTAGACTATAGATATAGTCGGGAAAACTTCTACAATCTCATCGAGCGGGGTCAGGACGCCATTACAGGCATATTGCAACTAGCAGAAGAATCTGAACACCCTAGAACCTATGAAGTTGCAGGTCAATTGATTAAGACTGTATCGGAAGTAACAGAAAGATTAGCTGACTTACAAGAGAAAATGCAAAGATTAAAG